ATGAGGACTGCCGTAGGCAAAGGAACCGCCGCGGAGTTTATCGCAAAAGCAGATGTATTGGAGAGTGGGTTTGATCCAGAGACGCCGAGTACAGCTACGTCAATACACGACTTTACTGTGGCGGGACTTCGTGTACAGGTTAAGCGCGCAGAGAACAATGGGACAACCCTAAAGGTAGATATCAGAAGACCGTCTGCCAGTTGTCGGTACTATCGAAAAGAAGACGTGGATGTATTTGCGATTGTAGACCCGATCAGCCGCCGAGTTGCTTATATTTTCTTCGATGAGCTACGTTATGGCCGGAGATTGACGCTGTTTCTCACCCGGGAGCATACAAGAGCGGGACTACCCACTGAGTACGTTCCGTTGTATTTTGATGACTATCTCGGGATAGATAGGGTAATTGGGAGAGGAGTTAACGCAGCATGACCGATACACAACGCCTCGTTAGTGTCGAATCACAAACGGAATACTCCGTCACATCCGGTGCAACCGAAACGCGTATCTTCGTTAAATTTTACGTTGAGGCAGTGCGTTCTGGAATGATCGCGGACTTAGGGCCCGAGCGCCTTCAGACGCTAATCGTACTCGCGTCATATATGGGCGCTGACGGTACCTGCTACCCCACACAATGGCAAATTGCGAATAGTCTCGGGATTAAGCGTGAGACTGCGGGTAGGCGTGTCGCAGCACTCGCGGAGTATCGCTGGAAGGGGCAACCGCTAATTCTGCGCGAGCGAAAACGGCATCCGGAAAGCAAGATATGGGAGAACACAACGTACAAGATATTGCCGATCAGCGGTCTGCGTATTTTCGATAAGTGAGCCAGGTGACGTTAAGCCCACATGGGTCTGAGCTAACACGGATTAGACATCACACTAAGTAGAACCAGTTATTAACTAGAACCATCTTTATAACTAGATTAAACATTACGCGTCGTCATTCGTTCCTCATTCCTAGCGACGTATCAGACCCTATTAATATCTATACGCGTATGAAAATAAGTCGGAGACGACAGTCGACGGCGAGGATGAACGAAGTGAATCGCGAGCTTATATCATTACGCATTTATAAACGGAGGTAATCGCGTATGAAAATAACCGCAGTATTACTCGCATCCGTAACGTTATCTTTCTTCGGTCTCGTCGCGTGTGTAATCGACGCGTATACGTTTCCTCACAAATCAATCGGAGGTGTTTCGCTAAATGAACGTACAATTAACCGCTAATTACGCACTACGCTCAGACGGTACGCAGTTTATCGTTAGCCAGCGCAAGATTGTCGACCCCACGAAGGCACCCGGTTATAAAGCGGTCGAGGGCGCACCAGCCCCGGAACTCCGCGAACGTTGGGACGACATGGCTTACTATCCGCTCAACGCAGTCGGTCTCCACGTGGCGCTCGATTCGGTCCGCGTTCGCTCGGCGGTGGCCGCTGCGGATTCTGCGGAAACTTTAGCGGATTTTATGGCAGTCTTGTCCGCGGAGACGGCCGAGTTGGTCGCGGGTATAAACGCAGCGGGATCGCTTGATTTTACCGTCAAATTAGGCACGTAACGGTTAGGCGAGGGTATTCGGTAGGGTAACGGGTAAAGGCGCTAATTTAACGTAAAGGAGACGGTAAGATGATCCGAAGCAAAACGGTATGTTTTACGGGACATCGCCCGAATAAGTTGGGAGGCTATGACGAGTCGAATCCGATTATGATACGTGTCAAATCCGAACTTGAGCGGGGAATAAGGGACGCCATTGAGCAAGGTTACGATACATTCATTAGCGGCATGGCTTTGGGCGTTGATATGGTCGCAGCGGAAATCGTATTGAAACTGCGAGATACTACGGCGAGGCATATCCGTCTAGTTGCTGCGGTTCCGTTCGAGGGACAAGAAGGTAAGTGGCCGCAAGCGTCTCGTATACGACGGTCCGATATCATAGCACGATGTGATGACGTGCAGTACGTTTGCGATCCGGGTTACGCTGCTTGGAAGATGCAGCGACGGAATACGTGGATGGTGGATAATTCCGGTCTCGTGATTGCGGTATGGGACGGGACAAAAGGCGGAACCGGTAACTGTGTAGAGTATGCGGAGAAGGCGGCACACTCACCGATCATCGTACGCATTAACCCCTACGAAAGGGAGGCCGCTTAATGATACGTGTAGGTAAACCGATGGCACCAGGCACATTCGTAGTTTACGTAGGGACCGAAATCAAGGAGGTTGTTTACGCTGAGTCTCGGAGTCAGGCGGGCGAGTGGGCGCAACGTAAATACGGTTCGCAGGCTTACGTGTTTGAGAACGTTCATGCGCTTGATATTACGTAGGAGGTGAACGCTAAGTGAAGAAAGCGGAGTTACTCGCCGAACAAGCACGGCTCTTTTCGATCGCGAACGACCTGGCCCGTAAGCATTGGGGCGTTGACTATACGGGAACTCTTGCACTGGTCAACCGTCCTTGGCGTAGGATACTAGCCTGCTTTCGTTTTAATAATACTACCGGACTTCGGGAAATCCGGATGTCGGCCCACGAGAACGCAGCAAGGTCGGAGGACGACGTAATCGGCTCACTGTTACACGAGCTCGTTCACTGGCGGCTACTCTCGTTAGGATTGCCGTATAACGATACGGATTACGAGTTTATTTCGGAATGCTTACGAGTAAATGCGCCGCTATCTCAAGCTCGTAGCGCTCAGGAGGCGTATCAGCGATTTAAGCAGCGGCAGGCAGTTGAGGAACGTATAGGACGCAAATTTGATGAAGCCGTGTGATTAACTAAAATAAGCGAGGTTGAACGCAACATGAACAACGGAAAGCTCGAAACGGTCGACGATATCCTCGAATGGTATCGCGGCGGCAATAAAAATACGGAAGGGGATAGCGTAAATGTCAAACGTTAATAAACCGGTAATACCTGCGGAGGTTGCGGATGCGATTGAGGAGTTGCGCGGGAAGGGCGAGAGTAATCGCGGCGTTCTATTGCGTAGAGAGCGGATCGGTAATCTGTACTACACGGCATTGGTTTCGATTTCTTATGATACGTTGATGGCCGCTTTGATCAACGGTTATGAACGTGAGTTGACGGATGAACAACGTAAACACGATGCTCTTAGGGAGGCGTACTTCGACCTGCTCGGAACCGAATTTGCGTCGGGAATTAACTACGCGTTGACCACGCTCGGTATAAACGTTAGTGGGGTAAACGCTGAGTGACACGACTACGCACCGTAGGAATGATGCTAATGACGGCGTCGTCGCTCTCGATATTAGTGTGCGCAATCTTAGGGAGTGGAAACGGAGTACTTGTATCAGTAGGCGTCCTGTTCGGGGGCTGCGCCCTCTCGGATGTATCCGTATGAGGACCGATTTCTACCGTCATTTTACCGTGATAATAGGCGGCGTTGACGCTCCGGAGTGTTGTCGTACTCTACGCACAGAAAACCGCTATTTGCCTGCGATTTTAATAGGATTTTGAAAAACAGAGAAAACGGAAGTAAAACGGAGATTTTGGGAGAAATGCATGAATTACTGGTACACTATTTGGTATTCCAATTTGTACATTATTTGGTAGATAGACGTGCTGTAAACTAAATAGTTAGAAAGCAGCACGGTAAGGCGTTGACACTAAACCACTCATTTCGCGTACGCCGAAAAAGGCTAATCGCCGAATTTGCCGTTTTTCAAATTGTATCGTTCCAATTATAATCGGAGGAGTCGGGCAAGCTTGAGATAACAAAATGACACGAAAAGCGCCGAGACTTACGAAAAAATGAAAACGTGAGAAAACGGGAGTATGAACGAGAATAAAGATAATTGTATTCTAAGCATATTTTAAATCAAACCAATTAAGTGTTTGCAACAACCCGGTTTATGTGTTCATTTATGGACGTTTGTGTTCAAACTTGAATTGTACCATTCAAATATGACGTAATTGTGTTCAAAAAATACAATTAAGTTTAGGGGGGCTTGTTTTTACCACCTTTACCTAATCGTCGAATTTGAGGTTTTACCGGAATATCCCTATCAATCTATAATACGGAGGCGGTAACGAATGCGAGACTTAACCGCAGATTTGGCAGTATGCGAGGCAGCGACCGAAGGGGCAACGATGTGTACCGGGGACTCGGAGGTATTCTGCGAGTATATTGACGATAGACTTCCGGATAGCTTAATCGGAAGATTCGCTCGAACGGAGGACGCGCTATTTTTCGCAGAAGCACGTGAAGGCTGGCCGGAAGCAATTCGCAGGGCAATCGCGTCAGAAAGGGAGAACGCGGAGTTACGTGACTGGTTGATGGGCGTGTTTCAAAAAGCACGAAATGATGTCGCGAGATGGGACGGGGGACAATGCGTTGGGCTTCCGGTTTTTCAGGATCGCAGTTACGCTCGTAGACTAGTGAAGGACCTTCAACCAATACTATTCCCATATCAAAATAAGTAGGCGTGAACACGCAGACGATCCGTTATGTAAATAACGAATAACATCGTTTAACAAGGGTTTTACGACAAATAAAAAATGAACATTGACACCTTTTAACCACTGTCAGAGAATTAAGAGAGAGCGAGGGGAGAAAATGCCAGCGAAGAAAACCGACCGCACAGCCTGGCACACATTACCGCACGCCCAGTGGAACGTACGAACCGTTCACGCGATGTTCGCTGATTTGAACCGCGAGCACTTCGGAGTCGAGACGTACCTGCCGATGCGTAACTGGTCGTTTGAACAAGGCGTAATCAAGCGGGCATTAACAGAGCACGGAGCAGACGTTTTGCACGAGGCTTTCACGTTAATCTTCCGTGAATATAAGCCTACACCGGACTATCCGATACTAACGGCAGGGTTCGCGATTAGTTATCGGTTAAACACGGTGATTCCCCGTATCCTTGCGGACAGGCAGCGCAAGGAAAAAGCGGAGGCGACCGTAGTTAATGGCGGGATGGCAGCGGGGGAACTTGCGAGTTGGCTGTAAAGCGTCCGAATGACAAAACTATATATAGATATATAATAAATATGTAAGGAGGAGCGCAATGTCTAACGCGGACAAATGCATACTTTCTACGCATTGCTCACAGGCAGGTGGGCCAAGCTGTAATAACGCTCTGTGCTCATCCTGGATCGCAGTTCACGGATTTAACGGAGCAGGTGGGCGGATTGCGGCGGCAGACGTACCGAAAGAGTACGCGGGCGTAACGCTCCAAAACTCTCCGGCAAGAGGGGATCAATCGGAGGCCTATAAGGTTATGGACGCGTACGTTAATACGTTCAAGCGGCAATTCGATATTGCGGAAGAGCGTATAAAATCGCTATACCTCTATTCGGAGTCGCCCGGCACTGGCAAGACGACGTCGGCGAGCGCAATACTACACGAATACATCGTGCGCCATTATATCGGATCACTCCAGCGGGACAGGCAGCCGCTGGAAAGGTGCGCATACTTTCTCGATGTTAACGCTTGGCAAACGTTATTCCTCGGGTTCAACCGTAGTCATGTACCTGCCGAGACGGCCGAACGCCATGCAACCGAATATTACGCAATGGAATCACGCGCCAAAGTGACGCCATTCGTAGTCTTGGACGATATAGGCGTACGGTCGGCAACCGATGCATTTCGCGCAGACTTGCACGGTATCGTCAATTACCGTACGGCGAACGGATTACCGACAGTGTATACGTCTAACGTAGCGATCGGTGACTTGAATACGGTGTTTGACGCAAGGTTAGCGGACCGTGTTCGGGATATGTGCGCAGTGGTTCCGTTTGTTGGCGGGAGTAAACGAGGATTAAGGAGCGGAAATCGGAGTAAAACGGCGTAAAAACGAGCATTAGTGAGCGATAAGAATATAGACACATAGTTGTCACTTCTGTTCGACAAATATAGACATAAATTCGTTCGCATTTTAGCTACTTATTTCCTAAATCTGTCCAATAAGTGGTACGTTTTTCCGCTTATGTCGAAAGTACATTATGGTAAAATCGTCCTATTTAGCGTTTGACGCGCTTTGTTATTTAGATGTAAAACAGGAGGTGTAGGTATGAGTGTGTATGAGGAGCAACTACTGTCAAAGATTGTCGATACAGGCGACGTTAAAGCGTTAACTCGCTTCGGCGTTGTCCGCACAGATTTCTCGACAGCGGGAGGGCGTCAAGCGTATGACTTCGTACTCGCATATGCCGATTCAAACGAAGGTAAGGTCCCGTCTTACGCAACTCTAACCGCAGAGTGTCCTGATATAACGTATATACCAGGCGTGACGGATAGCTTCGAGTACCTTACACGAGGTATAAAAGAAGCGGCCGCACGACGCATGATACTCGAAAAAGTTAACGGATATGTAGACGTAGAGACGGGACGTAAGTACGAGTCGGAGTTTGCGCAGAAATTTGGCGAAGAATCGCCTGAAAGTTTCGGGAATTACTTGCGCGAATTGGCAGACGGCATTACAATGAGAACAAACGTTCGTAACCAAATGGCAACGGACGTGAAACTAGACTTTGAGAAGTTCCTAGCGGAGTACCGAGCGCGTAAATCCGGTGAGTCTTTTCGCATATGGAAATCCGCGTTTCCTTACATTAATACGCAAATTGGCGGATTTTTTAGTAGCAATATGTATACGTGGTACGCTCGATCAGGCCGGGGTAAGTCCGTTATTGTCATGGTCGAAGCGCTAGAGGCGGCGATTCAAGGCGCAACGGTACTCGTATGGGCGCTAGAGATGTCAGCGTATGAGTGGTTGGCAAGAGCGTATTCGTATCTTAGCGCTAAATCTGGCGTGTTTAACGCTAATTTTGACGGCGTGGATTACGAGGCCGGCTTTGATAATAAGGCGCTACTAATGGGCAAACTCACGGATGAGTTCGAAGATAAACTCGTAGCTTGGTTGCGCGGTCTTAACGAAACAGTTGCCGGACGAATTATCTTGCGTGCGACTGACGATGCAGACTTTCGTGATAAGTCCGTACGCCAACTAGAGGCGGATATTCTCGAAACTGGTGCGGAGGTAGTTGTAATTGACCCCATTTATTACCTGTCGTATGAGGGGAACACTTCTCGCACAGCAGGAGGCGATGCGGCAGCTACGAGTAAAAAGCTACGACTATTGGCTGGACGTACCAAAAGCGTATTTCATGTCATTACGCAAGCCGATGAAGACCCTTCTGAGAAGAATACCGAAGGTGTACGAACCCTAGCAGTCCCCCAAAGACACGCTATCCGAAAGACCAAAGCTGTACTAGAAGATGCAGCCAATACGTTTGGGATCGACACACTTGCGCATGAAGGACGTGGAGTTATTGAGGTTGGGAAAGGGCGTAATGGCGGAGAGGATACACGTGTCGAAATCGTGTACTTGCCTAATTACGGGGTCGTACGCGAGATTCAATCAGCGGAGGATGCGGGGAAATTTGCGTCTGGTTTTTAATGGTTGACACAATGATGGGGCAGCGTTAGACTAAAGACAAGATAATCATTGTCTTTTAACTTGGATGGAGGTCAAGCGTATGCACTACCCGGATCTTTCCCCTGATTTAATCAGAGAGTTCGCACTAGATATACTTTCTGGGAACCCATTTGGTATAAAACAATCTGACTTGTTCAAAAATACTGAATTACTGCTTTCAGACCACTACCTTATTCCAGAGCACTCCATAAAGAATGCTTTGTGGGATATTAGCGAAAGGTTCAGTAATCTTGTTGTTAAAAAGAAGAGGTCTTACCGTGAGGTATACTTGTATCCCACGGCTAAGTTAAGAGAGATAGCCCCCTTGTCTGATATTTATAAAGACCATTATTACAATGAGGACGGCCAACCAATATTTTATGATGAGGTAGACACTGATGGTGATAGACCTCTCACTGATCTACAAAAGCTTATGGAGGAGCGGCAGGAAAGAGAACGGGAGGTGAGACTTAATCTAGATTCCTTTAATCATAAGATTCTTGAACTTTCCCGTTTTATTGAGTTTAGTGAGATTTTCGGACTTATCTCAAGTATACAACAGGAAGGTATGGATGAACTTAGCCCAAACGAAAGGGAGGCGTTTTATAAGGCGAAGTTTGCTGTGGAGCAGATAAAAGATGTAAGAAACCAAATAGCCCATCTTGGTAAATTAGGTAAAGGGAAGAGGTGAGATAGATGGCAGGCGGATATGATACCCTCTATGAACTTATCGAAGGGTACGAATGGGTCCACGCGCGCTGGACACCGGACAAGCTGATCGCATGTTCACCATTCCGCGATACGGACGATACTCCGTCATTCTTCGTCGATTTACGGGACGGTCCGTATTACGGATGTTGGTTTGATCCCGGAGCCGAAGATCCGGAATGGCGATCGGGCGGGCCTGCTAAGTTAGTCGCATTTTTACGTAACATAATCGAGGAGGAAGCTCGCGAATTACTCCATGACGGTCGGGACGCTCCGGCCGATTACATAACGCTGCGACTTCATGGCCCAACGGAAAGTAAACGTCCAAAACCGCTTGATAGCGGAATACTTGCTGATTATCAGCGAGTTTCATCTACGTATCTATCCGATAGACGTATAACGAACGATATCCAAACGCTTTTTCAAACGGGCTACGACCCCCGTACACGAACGGTAACGTTTCCCTGGTTTGATGCAGCCTGGCGGTTAATGAACGTGAAGTACCGTAAAGTGAGCTCGAAGGTCTTCTATTACCGTAAAGGCGGTGCGCCTATTCGGTCGCTAATCTACGGTATCCATATCATTAATCAACGTAAGATTAAGCGCGTTCTGCTCGTAGAAAGTGAGACGGATTGCTTGTACGCCTGGAGCTGCGGAGTGCCTGCGATTGCGGTTGGTGGTTCGTCGTTTACGGCGGAAAAGGCGGATATTATACGGAAGAGTCCGATTGAGGAATTGCTACTCGGCGGAGACAATGACCGCGCGGGGCGTGCTTTACGGGCACAGATACGGGAAAGGCTGGCGTCAAGCTGTGCGCTATATGACGTGAGGATACCGGATGAGTACAAGGATATTAACGATATCCCCGACGCGGAAACGGTGCGAGCGATATGTGACGGTGCGGTGCGCGAGAGTTTTTGCGTAGGAATGCAACTTCCCGTTGGCAAACTGCGTCGAATAATGTAATAATTAGAATCGACGTGAATCACGTCCGTATAGGCCACACGTAACGATTTAATCGTCCGTGCGCCCGCTCGGTTGTTCCTCAGTCCATTCATACAAACAATAAGGCGTAGGCAGTTCAAGAACCATTGAAATAGTACGAGCATGTGCTATTTCCATAGTCTTACCGTACCTCATGTTAACATACGCGCTAATTTGGCTTTTGTGTATTCCGGTTCTTCTTGAGAGTTCCGCTTGAGTTAATCCGGAGTTTTTAAGCAAATGTCCGAGCAGGCATTTAGTAGCTATATAAGCCATAAATGCCTCCGCAAAAAAAAATTATCAAAAAGTGTGCGACCTAGAGAAACGGTGTAGATAATACAATATAACGCGAAAGAGACAAAGGAGGCAGCAAATGAACGCAGCCCAACAATTTAATAAAGTATTCTTAAACTACTCCCCAAAGATAGTGATGATCGCCAAAAGCTTCAGCCGTCGCTCAGGGGTACCAGTTACTGAATTTATCAGCCAGCTTAACGAGGCATTATGGGTTGCCTACCAAAAGCACGACCCTAACCAAAGTTCGCTAGATACTTGGCTTAACACTCGACTGAGGGATTGCGCTAAAAGGGTAGCCAGTCGAAAAGAGTATGATTATTATAGCCGTGTTACTAATTTTGAACCATCAGATGCGGATGATGATGCGCCAACGTCAGAAATCGCAGATAGCTTTGATCTTGAAAATAGTGTCGTAAATAAAAGAGAAGACGACCAGCGCCAACTGATCGCCTATCTCTCGGACCCTGCTCAGGTCGACACCGTCACAAATTCGATTGTAACGATGTTTTCGCAGTATGATTCCATCACGGCGCTCGCCAAAGCGCTAGGAATACACCACGAAACTGTTAGCCGCAAACTACGCAAATTGTCTCGCCGATACGACGCCAATCGTTTCGGAGAAGTGCGCGATTATTTAGCGGTTTAACAAAAGGAGTCGGAGCTTCAGGCACGAGGCCCGACCTTCCTTAAATGCATTATAACACAATGAAACATTCACTATACAAGATCGTTGTATATGCGTTATGTATTTTTACTGGAAATTCGCTTACCTCACAATGAGCATTTTACCAGTGATGATAACGCTTGTCAACGTTATTAACCGGAGGTGCTTACGATGACACGTAAAAAATCGCATAAAAACAATGCGTGTAACAACGAATATACGATATCAGAGCGTTATGCCCACATTTACTACGAAGGATCGACCGCTCCATACGAAGACACAGCGGACTACATACGTATCCCCGCGGTGAGAGGAGTGCGCATCGCATGAGTATCGCAATTGACCCGAAAGCCGGCACGCATTTTATCGGAAAAATATTCGTATCGCCGCACGCTTGTGACCGCGCCGTCGAGCATTTCGGAGTGGAACGTGCTAAGGCTCCGATGTACGTAATGGATTTGCTGCGTAAGTCTTCGTTAATTTCCGAACACGTAATCGACGAAGAAGGAAAGCCCGGCCGCATGTTTGCGTATCGGCGTACGGTGTTTATCGTCCATCCTTCGGAATCCACCGTTTACACGCTCTATCCGCAGCATAAGGCAAACGAAATCATACGCAACCCGATCGAACGCTTAATTCAGCGCGCAGTTAAAGCCGCTGAACGCAAGGAAAAACGCGAAATGAAGCGTATTAACGTCCGCAAAGCGGAACTAGCGGTCGAACGTGCGGAAGCAGAATTGCGTTGCATTAAATCCGAGTCCAACCGAGTTATCGCAGAAATGAACGCCCGTGTAAACGATATTGACGTGGAATTACGAAACCTTGAGCGTGAACTTTTCGAGATTAAACGCGAGAAAACGAACCTTATGAAGTCCGTTGTTGCTTACGTTTGAAAAATCGCTTCCTTTATATAAGCCGGAATTTCTTACGCCGGCTACGCGGTGTCAACGCGAGGTTACGCCGATGATGCCGTGTAGCGGACGTAGGAATAAGGCGTGTAACAACGCTAATCTGAAATCCGAAAATTAAACGAGGGGAACGTGATTGAATGTCCATTTTCACACGTAAAGGAGAAGCAGCTGCGGCAGCTACGAACAATGACGGAGGTGCGCAAGAGAGTCCGATTGTATCGTTCAAGTCCGGTACAACGTTCAAAGTCGGAGTCAAGTCCGTTAACGATGTCGCTGAGTATTACGGTTACAGCGTGTTCAAAAAGGTAAACACGTTTGTGCCGAAAAACGGAGCTGTCCGTAACGCTCGCGGATACATCGAATCCGGTGCGACGGTGTGGGATCAGGCGGCTGAACTTCTGTATGCCGACGCTAAGACTGCGAAGGATAGTGGCGCCAGCGAAGACGCAGTCAAGAAGATTACGGACGAGGCGTATCTGTATCGCGGTAAACAACGATTCCTGCGTGCATTCTTCGATTTGACGACGGGCAAGGACATCGTAGTCGACTTGAGCCCGAAGCAGGAAAAAACGCTCAAAGCCGTTATCGAAAAGTACGCGAAGAAGCTCGGTACGATCTCGTTCGAACTCTCGAAGACAGGTACGAGCACAAACGCAGTTGTCGCGCTGTCTCCGATTATCGACGCAGACGAAGACCTGACGGACGAGGAACGTAAGAACTTCGAGAAACTTGCGGATGTGCCGTTCGATATGGAATCGTTCGAAACGTGCCTGTACGTAGCTGACGAGGACGAACAGGTTAAGAATCTCGTAATCGCAGGCTTCGATATCTCGCGCCTGGGCTTGTCAATCGGAGCAGCCGCACAAACTCCGCCGACCGAGCCGCAACAAACGGAAGCGCCCGTCGACATCTCTGACTCAGATTTACCGTTTTAACCTACGAAAGGAGGCGCTTCTATGCGTAATGTTTGGTTAATCGCAGGCAAGAACGACGGTAAACAACCGATCGCGTATCGAGTAACGGAACAAGATGCGGAAGGCTACACCAACGCGCTTCGCGGTAGAGGTTACGTAAGAATCACCGTAGCTCGACCAACGTTAGAAATTGACGACGTAGCTGGCACGGTAAATTATCCGGAAGGAGGTGAGTAATATCGCACATCAAACGGAAATCACCGGCAAATACTCCGAGCTGGCGGCGCGTCTTGCGCTGTTAGCTAACGGATGGACCGTACACACGTCAGAAACAGCGGAAGCTTACGACGTATTAGCGACAGAGCCACTAACGGGCCGCCACGTTAAGATTCAAGTAAAGACGGTACGTCGACGTTCGGATCGTGAGCGAGGCGATGGCGTGGCTGACCTCGTAGTCTACGCGAAGAAAGGCAACGGTACGACGTACGACTTATCCGAGGCTGACTATATCGTTGGCGTATGGGCGGTCGATGGCGAAGTTCCCCGTGTGTTTATGTTCGAAAACCGCTGTCTCTCGGAGTATTGGTGCAGCGAGGCGAAAGCGTCCGAACGTTGGATCGAATTGTCCATCGCATTGAACCGAAACCTCGACGAACCCGAACCGGAGACGTCAGCGTTAGCACTCGCAGCTTAGTCGTAGTTTTTACGTAAGTCCAAATAAATCGCGGGCCAACGAGCCCCTAAAGGAGACCGAATAAATGGCGAAATTGAACGTAACTGTACCGGCTGTAGACGTAGAGGTAAACGGCGTTAAGTATCGTAAAGTTGACCGTGACGCGCAAGTTGGCGACATCATTCGGTATATGGACGACGAGTCCAGCTACGTAACGACGGGCGCGTTTTACGAAGTTACACGGATTGATGAATTCGGAGACCCGCAAATCGTAGACAATGACGGAGATGAGCACGACCTTTGCGGTGAAGAGTTCGAAGTATACACGAAAGTAGCGGAACCGACCGCAGAATATCGCGAGGTTAAGCGTTGGGCCGAGCCGGGAGAACGTATCCGCATTGTGCGTAAGTATTCCGGAGAGGAGCGCTATGAGAACGGAGCCGAGTTCGTAGTTGATTCCGTAGACGGTGACGGTGATGTACGCGTTACAGTTGAGTCCTGGGGCAGGGTAATGGTAATGCTGTGCGAATATGTGGTGCTGGAGCCCGTAACCACTGGGGAATCCGCGACTAAACGTCTGACCGTCGGGGATTACGCTAAGGTCATCGCTAATAGTACGATCCACAACTATACGATCGGCTCCTTCGTAAAAATCGTACGTGACGATGAGGACCACCAACCGTATCGCGCAGAAAAAGCGGACGGAACCGAGGGGAATTTCTTAGCGGAGAAGGACGTAGAGCCCGCAACCGAAGCGGAGTTCCTTGCGCAAAATCGCTTGAAGGTCGGAGAATTTGCGAAGGTAGTCGCGAAGAACCGAATGTTCACGGATGAGCACGTCTCAGTCGGCGACGTAGTCAAGATTACGGAAGATGACGACTCCAGCCGTCCGTTCAACACGGATACTATCGACGGTAAGAATGCCGGCTGGTTTACGGAGTCCGAGCTAGTTCGCGCAACAGACGAAGAGGTAGCGCAAGCTAAACGTAAACTTGCGGCTGAAACGACTACAGACCCTCGGAGTCAATTCGCAAAAGGCGAAAAGGTGCGTTTGGTTAGCGGAGGCGGTAAGTATCCGCTCAACGGATATGATAACGGGGAAATTTACGAAGTTGCTACGCCACTTTACAATACGCATCACGAGGGGGCTGTCGTTGAGATCGTTGGCGGTAGTATTCCCGTCGGTTACGCAAAACCGGAACAACTCGCAAAACTCACGATCGAAGTCGGCTCTACCGTTCGCCTTACGATTAAAGACGGCGAGAAACCGGAGCACGGATGGGGCGACGTGAGTAACGGAGCTATCGGAACGGTGACGCATATTAACGGAAATTCCGCTCGCGTAGAATTTCCCGCACAACCACGTTGGCACGCATTACTGTCCGAGTTGACTCTCGTTTCTGACGCGGAAAAGGCGCAACCACAACCGGAGCCCGTACGTTTTAAAGTCGGAGAATATGCGCGGTCTCTCGTTGCGAAAGCAGGGATGCCGACGGGCTCTATCGTGAAGGTCGTACGAGATGACGAGGATTTTAGTCCGTTTAAATCAACGTTGCTTGACGGAAGTGCGTACCATTATTACACGCAGGATGAACTCGAACGCGTTGACGCAGAGACTGCGAAGTGGGCGTCGATTGGGCGTAAGGTAGACGAAATTAGACGCGGGGATATTGTAGAGGTCACCATAGGATACGGTGAGATTAAGCGAGGCGATATCGGAGAAATTACAGATGCGGACGGGTCGGTATGCCCTGGCGTGACTGTGCGCGGAGTTCAGAGATACGTTGCCGTTAAGCTTATTACCCCGATCGAGCAGCGTTTTGACCGGATGGAACTTGAGGCTACGAAAGCAGCAGCGTAAGGAGGTGTCGCAATTATGGCTGACGTTAAATTAACGCTTAATCTCCGCCAGCCAACCGCAGACCCTGACGCAGCCGAGCGAGTAGCCGACGCAGCCAAACGTAAGAAAGCCGCAGAAGAGACGCCAGCCGAAGCAGTTGAACGCATTAGCGCAATGTCGTTGACGGAGCGGGAACGTAACGCGGTCGAGGCGGTAAGAGTAGCGTTGACGAGGGAAACAGGCAATCCCTCGTCCGCTATTACGCTTCGTACTGGCGGGGGCTCTATTACGAAGGCTGACGTAGTTACAGCGGGCGAGCGTATCTTGGCGGATGCGCAACGTCAGGAAAGAGCGGAAAGGATTGCGGAGACGCTACGGACGAAACCGGATAACTTCCACATCATTACGGATGATACGGAGTTACCGGGAATGATGGCGCGACTTCGTGAAGAAGTACGGTTACAGAAGGACGACGAGTGGTTCCGTAAGGTATTCGTTCTGTTTAACGATACGTTAATTAAACGGAAATTGGCCGAGCGTGGGATTACAATTCCTGACGCTCAGTCACTAACCGTATGGGATACGGAAACATCCGGACTAGACAAGATGATCGACCTAACCGGAGGATACTCGGTATGGCTTCCGTTACTGAACGAGGGCTATTACGTAGCGTATGGGCATCTAACGGGGGAGAAGCAATGTACGCGGTCAAAGGCTCTCGGGGCAATCGCGAAGTTTATGTCGCTTCCTTCGCAGATCAAATCGTTTCATAACGCGCCGTTTGACTTAGCGATGTTGCTTAATGACGGTCTGAAGCCGCAGGGGGTTCGATACGATTCCGCTGAGGCAATGCGGACACTTAACGACCACGAGCCGACATACGCACTGAAGCCGTTGCTCACGAAATATAAATCGGCTATCGGAATTGATATCGATGATTTCACGTACGAGGACTTATTCGGAAATGAGTCTCCGATGATTCATCCGGTCGAAGTAGTTGGCATCTACGCGATTAAGGACGTACTCAAGGGATGGGCGCTTACGCGTTGGCAGATAGATAACCTCGTAGCAACGGATCAACTCGCCACAGCGTTTTTTGAAATCACGCAGTATCTGTCCGAGGTCAACGTCGCAATCGAACGTACTGGTTTCGTAATCGACCTAGACGGGCTCAAGGCGTTGGGTGACGAACTTCGTCCGAAACTGGCGCAGGCTCAAGAAGAGGTAACCGCAGCATATGGCGTAACCGATCCGGAGTTTTTACGCAAAATGGACCGAACGTTAAACGCAGCGAAAATTACGGATTGGGTTGATAAACAACGTAGGAAAATCGCGCGTAACCAAGAGGCACAACGGAAGCAACGTGCGATTATCGCTGAGTGTGAAGCGGCCGGTAAGACTACGCTAAAAAAGTATACGAACGCTGTCGCCAGGCTTGCGGAACTTAAAGCGGAAGATTTGCCGCCAGCAGAGCCGGAATACGCGCCGCCATTTGTTACGGAATTTTCTTTTACCAACGACAACCACCTGCGTTACTTAATTTACGACCACCTTGGTATCGAAGACCGTACGAAGCAGATCGTAAAGGATAAATCGAAGACACGCGCCGTATCTAAGGACGTGCTCGATCGGTACTTTGAGGAGGAAGAAGCGCTCAAACCGCTGGCTAACGTGTCCGCCTACGAGAAGCTTCTTAACACGTATATCGATAAAATTCCGGAAGCTCTGGACGTTGATGGGCGACTGCACACGCAACTAGATACTGTTTCAACGGGGCGTTACTCCTCAAAGGGCTATAGCGGCAAACCTAACGAGTTGCAGACCGAACCTATCACGGACGATAACTATCTGGACATGATGCGGATGCGTGTGGAATGTGCGGAGAAGTCCATCGCAAAAGGAACCAACATTCAAAATATACCAGCGCGGACAAAAGAGGGCGAGCGTGTCCGTACGATGTTTATTCCTCCGCGTGGTCACACGTTCCTCGGTAGCGACTTATCGAGTATTGAGCCGAGACTTCAAGCGCATATCATGGCGGTTGAGCACGGCGATGAGATATTCGCGGAAATGTACCGCAAGGGTCTTGATCCGTACGTAGAGTTTGCGTCCATCATGTTCGAAGTAGATCGGGAATTATGTTTCGAGAAGGCGTATAAAGCCGGATTGACTTCGATTCCATACCGTAAGCTGACGAAAGACATGTTTCTTGCGAAAGGATACGGGCAGGCGGAGGATCAGTTCGTTAAAACTGCGGTTAAGCGGGGGATTACGGAGGAATCCGGTAAGCGTGCATATGCGAAGTTCGACGAGATTCTGCCCGGCTTCAGTACGATGGTTAACGCGGCATTTGAACACCTACGTGAACACGGATGGACGGCTACGTTGTGGGGGCAGAAACGTCGCTTTCCGGAGTATCGGAAGAACTGGCGCCGTTTATGCGAGATTATGCGGCTCGCTGGCATCCGCGACAAGAACGATCCGGAACTCGGTAAGAAATCGTATAAGTTATCGCCTAATCTGCGGTCGGAGTTCTGGCAACTTATTCGCCTGACTGGACGCGACGAGAGAGCTGCGTTTAACCATCGGATTCAAGGCAGCGGTGCCGCCGTTTTGAAACTGTGCATGATTCGTAGTTACTACGAGTTAACGCTTGGTCGCGGATGGGAATTTACGTTGACGCTGCATGACGAGCAGAAGCACGCCGTTCCAAACGAAGATATTACGGAAGAGGCAGTCGCTTTATATACAGACATCATGACGAATACTGTTACGTTCGCATGCCCACTTGAGTGTGATACGGTGATTGAACCCCGTTGGATGATCGAGGTACGTGCACGCGATTGGGATTTCGAGAATTGCCGACCAAAAACGAAGGAGGCTGCGTAAATGGCTACTGAAGCGCAGGTCCGATTGAAAATAGCTGACGCGATTTCGAGCGCAGAAGTAAACCCGGATTTTGGCGGAGAGGAAATATGCCGTCACGCGGTCGATGTGATTATGTTCTATTTCGGCGTAACGTGCGCGTACCAACACTGCGGTGGCTTCGATAGCTCCGGTTACAGTATTGATTGCTATGCGATTGCTTACGTAACAGAAAGAGGTAGGATCGGCATTTACGATTACCAATACGAATCTTACTAGGAGGCGGTTTAACTGTCGCAAGAACTCGCAAATAAAATCGCGCAAGACCTCACGCTTCACCTTAACGCTTGGCACAAGAGCCCCGAAGTGTACGACGACGCTCTCGACGCGCAGATTCATCGTTGGTATGCGGATTTCCTAACGGACAAGTTTCGTAAGATATGGCCGCCGCGAGATATTCCGTATTTCTCTCCGTCCTCGGCGAACGCAGATGCTCGCGGTCTCTACGAAAAGATGCGCGGGGCTAAGAAAGAAAAGACGGGCCAGCCTGCGCACCAAGGACGATGGACGCGCATCGGGACGGCCATCGGTGACATAATCCAACGCGATATCCTCTTCGCTGCGAAACACGGCAACATGCGTTTTGCTTTCGAACTTAACGACCGGGGCGAGCCGATGTTTGAAGACTTCGCAAAGGTTAGCCGCGTGATTGGACACGGAGGGAAGACGTTCGCACTCTACGGAACATGCGACGGTATTATGCTCTACGTTTCCGAGGATGGCGAAGTGCTACGCGTCGGCCTCGAAATCAAATCGAAACAGACAACGTATTCGATGACCTCAGGCTTCTCTGCGCGGAAAGGTCCGAAGGAGGACCACGTTAAGCAATGCGTCTGTTACTCGGTGATGTACGACGTTGACTACTACGTCATCCTCTACGTTAACGGTTCGAAGAAGTCGTGGAATATGACGGAAGATGAGTTCGCGAAGAACCCGGATATCTTGGCGTTCGGCTTATACATTACGGACGACATGCGTAACGACGTACTCGACCACTTTGCGGGCATTGTTCACGCAGCCGAGACGGGCAGCGCGCCAGCTCTGGACCTCGATAAGTGGCTTTTCAACGACTTCAAGCGTACGATCGCGTTGTCTCTCACCGAGGCGGAAATTGCGAAGTTGGAGCGTAAGGTAGTCGCGCTGAACCATTCGTCATTGCCGGATTGGAAGAAGCGCGGACCGAGCGAGGCGTTGGCAGATATCATACGGATTAGAGCGGAAATGACGGAGAGTCATACGAAGGAGGCTGCGTAAATGAATTACGGACGAAGAATCAGCAACGGAGTTATGTACGTAGGTGTGGTGTTCTCGGTATTGCTCGGCGGTCTATTCGCCTTAGCGTTAATTTTCGGAGAGGGTTCGGATTGGTGGATGCGTATCTTCTTCGCTTTACTCGCAATTTGGGCTTTCGTAGCGGGCTTCGTTGAGGGGAAATCCGAAGAGGCGCCGAAGAATGACGGAATATTTAAGGCTACGCGCCAGGAAAAAGAGGACACACGTAACCGCCTGGAGGAGCGCAAGCAGATCGAACGTGCTTACGATGCGCGTGAATATATCATATTATCTGCGCTATTGCTAACGTTTAGTAAGAACGGTGGTGTCCTACGAGGCTTACTGCCAGACAAAGATGCGGACGTGCTTTACGACATGGCCGCGCAGCTAGAGTTAGATTTTACGGCAGAAGAACAACTGGCGATGTTGGCGGACCTCATCCGCGAGAAATCAGCGGAGGTGTTGCGAATTGGCGAAGACGACGCGGCCTAAACCGTTACGTGTGCTCGGGCTCGACCTATCGCTAAGTCCCGGGATTGCTGCGATTGAGGTACGAAATAGACAACCGTACCTCGTCGCTTGTTCCTCCGTTGCAACGTCGACCGAGGACCCGGACGCCGTGCGTAATTATATCGTTGAGTCGTTCGTAGCACAATTTGTACGCACGTACCGTCCGTTTGACCACGTTGTCCGCGAGGACTTTACGGCCGGCCGAAATAAACGCGCTACACAAACGATATTCAGCTCGTGGGCTGCGGCGGATCGTGCGTTGTACTCGTACGGCTATCAAGCCGCGGATTTAAAACCTGCGCTTGCTCCAACGTCGGTTAAGCGGTTGGTAACGGGCAACGGAAAGGCAGAAAAGGCGGAGGTCGCGGCGGCTGTGCGGAGATTGTTACGGTTAGGCGAGGATTACGTGTTTAAAACCGGCTATGATGACTCGGACGCATGTGCGGTGGCGTTGGCGTACTTGATACGTGAGGGCTTGATTGATACGGAGGAGGTTGCGGCGTGAGTAGTGTACTAACTGGCGAAAAATTACACGCGTTTATTATCTGTGCATCACTAGCATCAACGTTCCAAGAGTTTGGAGGTGATCCGTCGGAAGTCCTTACCGAAGCCGAAGTCGCAAAGTTCGAGGAACTGACGGATACGCCGGAGTTAAACGCAATGACGGACGAGGAAATTGCACGAGTTATACGCCCATTGATCCGCAAATATGCGGATGTGGCTCTAGTATGACGGACGATTTTAACGCACAGCTAGCGGAGCACCTACGTCAGCAGGTCGCGTCATTAGAGCACGCTCTTGCGTACAAACAACGTGATATCGAAGATTATGGACGTCGGCTCGCGGAGGCACGGTCAGCACTCGTGAAATTAGAGAAGAGAATGGGAGAGATGCGCTATTAATACGAAATTGTTAACGGACGAATTTATCGGACAATACCCTGATTTTCCTGCGGAGATGAACCCGCTGGGCCACTTCGTTTATCTTCGAACATATTCGCGTTGGTTGCCCGAACAAGCACGGCGCGAAACGTGGAAGGAGACAGTCCGACGTGCGACGGAATATAACGTAAGTCTCGGCGTTAAACATATGGATAGAATCGGATACGGAGCTGATATTGAGTGGCATCGGAAAGAGGCCGAGCTATTATTCGATAATATGTTTCACTTGCGTCAATTCCTCAGCGGGCGGACGTTGTGGGTAGGTGGTGCAGAGAACGGAGTAGCCGAGAAGTATCCATTAGCAAATTTCAATTGCTCGTTTATTAATATCGCGTCATGGTCAGACCTCGGCGATTTATTCTACCTGCTAATGGTTGGTACCGGCGTCGGGTTTAAGTGTACGAAGGAAATGGCGGCAAACCTCGCACCAATCCGGACAAATACGATGTTACTGCATTCGGAGTACGAGCCAGTTCCGAAAGCTGCTCGTTATGAGCATACGCAGCTTCGTGATATGGAGAACGGATATGCGAAGATTTACGTAGGCGATTCAAAAGAGGGATGGGTCGAATCCCTGCGTATGTATCTCAATATTCTTACGAAACGCGAATACGAACACATACACACCATCAAGATTTCATACAATTCCGTACGACCAAACGGAGAACGCTTGAACACTTTCGGAGGTACGGCGTCCGGTCCGGAGCCTTTGCGTGAAATGTTCGCAGGGATTGATCGTGTATTAAAGAACGAGATTGATCCGGGCTTGGCTCCGCTAGTAGACGTAATGGCTCCGTTTTATCATGAGTCGACGGGACTAACGTTACAACACGGGCATCCGGCGGGCTACCAATACGTGCGTCCGATACACATTCTCGATATCGGAAACCTTATCGGTAATAACGTTGTGGTCGGGGGCGTGCGACGTACTGCGGAAATTTTCCTTATGGACGCAGATGACTACGAGTGTATTTTCGCGAAGTACGGACTCAACGGAATATGGGACGCAGATAAACACGCGAAGGTCATCGAGAAGACGCGTGCTCTCGGTCTCGAAAAGGAAGCGCGATTCCTTGAGAGCTTACCGACGTTCGACCCGAATGCCCGTCCGTTGCATCACCGCAGGATGTCGAATAATTCGATCGCATTTACGGAGCAACCTTCGCGCGAGTTCCTGAACCTCGTATTTACGATGATGCAAGCGGAAGGCGAGCCGGGCTTCGTAAACCTAGAGGAAGCGCGAAAACGTCGACCGAACGCGGAAGGCTTAAACCCATGTGCGGAAATACTCCTCGACTCATACGGCGTGTGTAATCTGACGACCGTAAATATGACGACGTTCGTTCGCAACGGTGAATTTGATGTACGCGGCTTGATCGAGGCGCAGCGCCTTTCCGCACGAGCCGGCCTACGTATGACCCTTGCGGAGCTGGAACTGCCGCATTGGAACGCGATTCAGCAGCGTGACCGTCTGCTCGGTACATCACTGACCGGCGTTAAAGATGCGTTTGCCGCAGTCGGATTCTCTACCGCAAAAGAATCAGGATTCCTCGGCACGTTAGGCGCGACTGCCCGCGAAGAGGCGGACCGTTACGCAAAAGAACTCCGCGTATCCTCACCGCTCCTCGTCACGACGGTTAAGCCGGAGGGCACGATTTCGCAAGTAGCGGGCGGAGTCTCGTCCGGCCTCCATTGGTCGCACTCTCCGTATTACATCCGACGTATTCGCATCAACGCGTCCGATCCGCTGGCTCAAGCGGTTATCGACCTCGGCTGGACGGTAAATCCGGAAGTAGGTACGCCGGGCGAAACGTATGACGAACGGATGAGAAATGCGCGTACCTACGTAATTGATTTTCCGGTTGCTAGCGGAGCAACTCGTACGAAGGATGACGTCAGCGCAGCAGAACAGCTCGATACGTATTTCGAATTTCAACGCCATTACACCGAGCACAATTCGTCTAATACGATTACGGTACGTCCGCATGAATGGAATACCGCAGAGGAAATCGTATATTCGCGCTGGGACGAATTTACGGCCGTATCGTTCCTTGCGCTGGACGGCGGTTCTTACGACCTTGCGCCTTACGAGGCTATTACACGTGAACGTTACGAAGAGTTGGCGGCATCAATGCGACCGTTCGATATGTCGTTGCTTCAGCGTTATGAAACAACGGGTGAATCCGACCTTGACGGCATGGGCGGGTGTGAGGGCGGAGCTTGTCCAATACGATAAGGAGGTACGCGTATGTCTTCGGTAGTAATGTGCGAGATGCTGCGGACGTTTCGGCTTCATCCGTTTTTGCGTCACGCTTCGGAATTTGACGACTTAACGGATGCAGAGCTGCGGAAAATAGACGAGCTAATGCGGATGGTTCCAGCCAAACGCAGGAGTACATAACGGAGGGCCTTCGGGCTTCTCCGTTTTTTTTTTATTTTCATAAAAATGTGCGAGGGGAATTTTCGCTGTAGATAATACAACATAAGGCGGAAAAAACATACGCTCAACTGTGCGAAACTCATTCCGCTGGAAACAAACGTAGTGTGGGGCGGAAACAACCGCCGAGTAACGAAAACTAAAACGGAGGCGATTCGGATTATGACGAAACAAACTTATCGTGAGGTTAAGCGTGAGGCTAACGTAGGGGAACGGATTAAGATTGTGAATCCGCAAGTTGCGATTGGCTACGGAAAGGGCGACGAAGGTAGCGTAACAGAGACACGCACATCCGGAGTGTTCGCCCAAATTAACGGACAAAGATGCGGAGTATGGCACGAAGAATACGTCGTACTTGAGCCGGTAGCTTCCACAAACACACCGGACATATCAGACGCCTTTACGCAATTCATCCGCGACAACGCCGATACGATCCGCGCTATTCTCGGGGGTGTAGCTAAAACGGAGCCAGCCGCCCTGACACGTGCAGCCGTAATCGAAAAGGCACGCGCCGACGTAGCGGAGTTGACTCGGAAAATGCGTAGTGGTAGTGCTAACTCGGAAGGTAACTATACGTTTAATCAATGCATCTCAAAACCGGAGTTCTACATTAACCGGAACAAGCGTGCTGTTACCGTACTCGTGCGAGGCATCTACGGTAATGCAATCCTCGAAAAAGGCATCGCAAAAGCCGCGCCTGACGACGTATTCCACGCAGAAATCGGTAAGGCGATTGCACTCCGCCGTGCGTTAGGCCTAACGGTGCCGAGCGAATATACGGACGCGCCAAAACCGGATGATTTACGCAAAGGGCATATCGTTGCTAAAGCGTCAGGGCACAAATGCACCGTACATGCGGTTAGACCGACACATCGAGTCGAAACCGGCCATCGCTTTTCGAACCCGGAAAAGGGGTTTACGCACCTCTTCTCGGACGGGTACGAATATTGGGACATCATAGCGGACTATACAATCATCGACGACACCGACGTTGACTACAGTGTTGCTACGGAAGGAGCTGCGGCCTAGTGATTTTACGTACATTTGGTTGGCTGTGTGCGGGGTATTGGACGAGTGTCCTCGTTAGAGTCATCGCAGGGACTTACATGTTGGACCGGGTTAGTACGGTGCTGACGTTGTTTATCGTTATCTTATTTTTCGCAGCAATTGGAATCGAGGGGGACGAGTAAATGAACGTTAAAATCAAGCGTCTACATCCGGACGCAGTTATCCCGCAATACGCAACGCCCGGCGCGGCCGCCTTCGACCTCGTAGCGGTTGAGGACGTAATCATTGCGCCAGGCGAGACGAAGAAAGTACCGATCGGCCTCGCGTTCGAAATTCCGGAGGGCTACGTAATGATCGTAGCTATGCGGTCGGGGGTTGCGTTGAAGACGAAGCTGCGGCAACCAAACGGAATCGGCGTGATTGATTGGGATTATCGTGGTGAGGTTGCGATGATGTTTGACAATATGGCAATCGGCGAAAACTACATCGATTTCACGTACGGTTTAATTGACGGGAGCTTTCGCACAATTGGACTGGACGGAGATGCCGAAGTCGAGTACGAAGCATCCTACGAGGACATTAGCGTTTACTACCTCGTGCGACGTGGGGACCGCGTAGCTCAGGCGTTTATCCTTCCAATTCCTCGCGTCAATCTCATCGAGACGGACGGTGAGCTTACGGAGACGGAGCGCGGGACGGGCGGCTTCGGGCACACGGGGGTTACAGCCGAGGTGAGCGCTAATTGAGACGAGTATCAATCGGATTAATTCTCGCAGGCTGCGCGTTGTTTTGGGCGTTCGTGATTCACGAGGCTATACGATAGGAGGTGCGTCATGGAGGTCGCGTTAATCACGTTCGCTTTCTTCGCGGGAATCGCGTTAATTTTTCACGGATTTAACTTCGGATTTATTACGATACACAAGCACTACCACGGAAGGAGGGACGATGAGTGAACGTTAAATTAATCGCACATACGCGGTTGTCGGACGAATTTTACGATAGTTTTGACGTATACGGCGCTTTTGGAGAATACGAATGGAACGAACTTAATCGGTTAGATGCCACTGATGGACAGGTCGTAGCACTCACCGCAATCCGCACGTGTTACTCACCACTGAAGCCTACGGAAATTATCCCGCAAGAGGGCGCTAAATACTTCGGTAACGCGGCGTCAGACGGAGCGGGAGGTACGGAGGCGGATCGCTTGTTCCGTCATATAACACGGAGCGGTCACACGTCAACGCTGGAGCACATCACGTACACATTCGCAATCGAGGGCGTAAGCCGTGCGCTACTTGCGCAATTAACGCGCCACCGTCACCTATCGTTTAGCGTGCAGAGTCAACGTTATGTACGAATGGGCAGCGAGGATAAGATTGGCGGGTTTGATTACGTGACGCCTCCGAGTGTATCCACAGATAAGAAAGTAAACGAAGGTACGTTCTTCGAGGAATCGGCGGTCGACATCTTCAGCGAGGCGATAAGCGACGCGCAATCTGCCTACGATCGTTTGCGGGAAGCCGGAGTCCCGGCGGAAGACGCACGCATGGTCCTACCGAACGCTGCTGCGTGTAATCTCGTTATGACGGGGAACCTGCGAACACTACTCGATTTCTACGCAAAGAGACGGCCAGGCAGCGGAGCCCAATGGGAGATTGCGGAATTAGCGGTCAGTATCCGTGACGAGATCGTAAAGGTTGACCCGTGGCTGGCTCCGTACTTTGACACGAAAGGGGCTGCGTAACGTGGCGGAAAAAGAACCACGATTAGCCGAAGTCATTCCGTTTCCCAACGCAGTCGCTGACGTACTCGAAGCTTGGGCGGCCGCAGCTCGGCGCGGTGAGATAACCGGCGTCATCATCGCAGGACTCGGATCGGAAAGACTCGACGGAGAGACGTTAATGCAATCCGTCAACGTTAGCGCGCGGGAATACGGAGTACTTGTCAACGATTTGAACGATTCGCGGATCATCGAAACAGTTGACGTAAATTTATTCGAATAGGAGGTGGCGTAGTCTCGCTAAGTGTAATCATCGCAGTAGCTACGTTGTTGAGCGGAATAAACGGCGTTCCGCCTAACCTGTCGGATGATGTAACGCAACCACCTTCGCAGGCAACAGGCAAGTCTACGAAGGTGGAAGCGGAATGGACAACGTACGAAGCTACCGCATATACGGCGTTTTGCTCCGAGGGATGCATCGGAGTAACCGCGACAGGGCTCGACGTCAGCCGCACAGTTAAGCACCGGGGAAGGCGTATTGTAGCGGTTGACCCGCGGGTTGTTCCGTTAGGTTCTCGGCTGACAATCCTTACCGCCGACGGTCGCACTTTCGAGGCGATAGCGGAAGATACGGGCGGCGCGATTAAGGGGCGTAAGATTGACGTGCTCGTGTCGTCCGAAAGGAAAGCGCGTAAATTCGGGCGGCAAAGGGTTAGCGTTAAGGTGTTGGAGTAGGCGCGTTCTGTTTGGCTTTGGCGGCGGCTCTCTCCACGAGAACAATGTCGATTATCTTGCGCGTCCGCGTTGTCTTGACGTTTCGAACTGACGTAATCCACCCCATATAAGTAACTCCTGATATTCCGATTATGTAAATGAGTAGTAGAGCAAGGGGCAGAAGATACGTATTGACCTTCATCATAAGGTTAGCTGAGAGACTCATGAAGGATGCACCAATCGTAATTAGGGCAATGATGACACCAATCTGTTTATTATCTTCTTCATCAGCCTCGTATCCTGCTTTCAGTAATTCAAGCTCTTTTGTTTTAAACCTAGCATAGTATCGCTTTGATTCCTTTAGTTTCTCTAATGCCAATCTTTCCTTTTCAGGCTTCATAACTACCTCCGAAAATTATATTTTTATTCCTCTTATTATTTCGGATAACTTCCAAATAACTATTACATCTAACGAAAGCGAGTGATCTTATGTTATCAAATATCACTGTACTTCCCGATGAATCCCTCGGCGGCATTAAACGTGAATACCGCGAAGTTAAACGTAAAGCAGTCACGGGTGAACGGATTAAAATTACGGCGGGCCCCGAAGCCTTCTTCGGACAGGATTTCCGCCGAACAATACACGAAGTGACGGACGTAGTTGGTTTCAACGTAAAGACAACCGGAAAGTGGAAGGACGGTTCTGTACTAAACCCGGCACACGACGATTACGTAGTCCTTGAACCAACAGCCGCTGTTTACGTCGATGATCCGGACGGCGTTGGACGCAAATACCGTATGGTCGATCGTAAGGCAGCGGTGGGCGAGCGTGTAATCATCGTAAACGAGGGGAGAGAGTCCTGTGGCGGAGCCTATTACCGTAAGGGGAACGTGGGCTACTTCGTTGATTACGGACAGTTATACGGAAATATCCGCGTCAGCTTTGGCGGAACATCCCGCAAGTGCTATGTATCTCCCGGAGACTACCGCGTACTCGAACCGCTAACCGTTGCGCCACTCCTGTCCGAACAGTCTGCGCAAGACCAGGCGGCTGCTACGATCAGTGCGTTAGCCTTACGATTGGATGCGTTGACCGAGCGTATGGATGCGCTGGAGGCGAAAGTAGATGCGGCCTATACGACGCAGCCGACAACCGCGGTCGATACGGAGGTGGTCCTCAAGGCTGTCCGTAAGTTTTCCGAGGGACTGAAGCGGAGCGTATCGGATGCGCTCAAAACGCCGCAGCAGCGTCGGGACGAAATCGTTGAGCTTGCGAAGGCTGACGTTAAACGTCTCGAAAACAAACACCAGTCTAGGATGGAATTCGAAGGAGCTGCATCTTTCTGGCCGCGAGGTTGCGAGAAAAACGGAAAAACTCCGTGCCATTTCGTCGAGTACGTGGTTGACCGCGGTAAGCGAACAGTTGTCGCATTGATCCGTTTCATAAAAAGTCGGCGTGTAGATTACCGCGGGGTAGCAAAGTGCGCGCCGGGTGACGTATTTAACGCCCACATCGGTAAGGCAATAAGCCTACGGCGCGCGCTTGGTCTTGATGTTCCTGCGGAGTATTTGAACGTACCGAAGCCTACGGAGGTTCGCGTCGGGGATTACGTCCGGGACTCGTCTGGTTTATTTGGTGGCGCGGTAGGTTATGTCGACGAGATAGAGCACAGAGACGGTGAAATATACGGTGTTCTCTACCGGAATAGACGTTCCACACGCGGGGATGGACGTATTTGGACACGCCCACACTACGTAACCGCACTCGACGATACTCGCGAGGAGGTGGCGGCGTAATGATCCGATTATGCAGCGAAGTACTCGTCATAACGGCGATTAACCGTAAAACGAGCGCAGAAACGTTCAGGGATTGGCGCGAAGGCGATCGAATCCGGTTCAGCACCGTTATGAAGGCGATGGCAGGGGCGTCTGGAGGCGGAGTATACGCGTCAATGTATTGGGTTGACAATCTGACGCAGGGGACATCGACCACACGGACACAGACGAACATGAATAACGTAATTAGCGCGTTCGAGTTACGTCCTGAAAGCGAGGTGACCGCCGAATGACTACGCTACCCAACATCGGACTTCTCGGACGTCTCAGAAGCGGCAAGGACGAAGTAGCTCGTTATCTTTCGGATAACTACGGATACATGCAATTCGCGTTTGGCGACGAACTCAAGGCCGATTTTCACCGTCGATATCCGGAGATACCACGCGAGTCTAAACCACGAGCCGGCTACCAGGTGCACGGACAGCTTATGCGTGCATTGGTTGACGAGGATATATGGGTGCGGAAGTGTCTAGCGGAGGTCAAGCGTGCTTACTACGCTCACTTGGATTTTCGCGCCGTAATCTCCGACGTCCGTCAGCCAAACGAGTACGCCGCACTCAAATCCGCCGGGTACGTCCTCATCCGCGTCGAAGCTCCGGATGCCGTCCGCATCGACCGCGCTATCAAATCCGGCGACGTGTTTAGCTACGCCGACCTCGTGCACGATACGGAAACGGCGCTCGACGGATACCTTCCGGACTTCACCGTGACGAACGACGGAACACTCGACAGACTCCACGCGCAGATTGACGAGATTATGCACTACCTTAGCGGAGACTGGCCGGAATGATTAACGAACTCATACGCGTAGCAGTAGAAGAAGCGGCTAACAACGGGTATCAACGTGGATATGACGCAGGGTATGCGGTCGGTTATGCGGCTGCCCTACGGAGTGTTTACGGGAAGGAGGTCGGCGAGGATGATAGCGAATCACACGCCTAACCCACAAGACGGTAGGTATTCGTCACGCTACTTATCTCGTAAGCGTGTCGCTAACTGGGACGAAGCTGCCTATACCGTATTAGCGAGTGCGAGAGATGTGTCGCTACATCCGGGAGAACGAAAGGGGACGGTATCCATACGAAACTATAACGTAACTCCGCAATTGCCTTCGAACGGCTTGACGGTTGCCGAGCTATTCTGCGGTGGTGGCCTCATGGCAGTCGGTCTCAAATCGGCAGGCTATACGTTAACCTTTGCTAACGACTTCGATAAACGGGCGGTTCAAGCCTACGCACATAATATCGGTGATCATGTTGTGTACGGAGACATAACGAGTGACGATATACAGGCGCAGATACCTGACGCTGACATTATCGCAGGCGGACCGCCATGCCAGGATTATAGCGTTGCGGGATCGGGAGCCGGCGAGGAAGGCGAGCGCGGCAAGCTTGTTTGGACATATCTCGGAGTCATTGCGAGAAAGCAGCCGAAAGCTTTCGTATTTGAGAACGTCAAGGGACTCGTATCTAAAAAGCACCGCCCTACTTTTGACGCTCTACTCGCATATTTTGAATCTATTAACTACAGCGTTTCTTGGCGAGTAATTAACGCCTGGGACTACGGGGTAGCACAAAAGCGTGAACGCGTGATCGCGGTAGGTATTCGTAAGGACTTAGGGTTCACGTTTGAGTTTCCGGAGCCGAGAGCGGAAGATTATCGGACACAAGTGTTACGCGATGTGATCGGAGATTTACCGGAGCCTTCAGCAAATCACGAGAAGAAATTAATTTCTGAAAAAGCGTTGCAAGGTTATGCTCGCCGGAATGCCGGAGGTGCTTTCGGGTTCCGCGTTAATAAGTGGGAAGAACCAAGCCCGACAATTATGGGTCGAATTTTTAACGAAGGGAAAGCGTTTGTTCATCCGTCTTACGCAGATAATCACGATGGGCATCTGTTTGACAACGTAAACCCTGATTGGACATACGAGAAGGCTAATCGTCAGGCGTCGTGGGAAACGCCGGGCGCTACAGTCGGCGGACACGCTCGTAATGAAGGCGTACACCCGGAATCTAAACCGCAGCCACGACGCTTTACCGTTCGTGAGTGTCTACGCATTCAATCCGTTCCCGACTGGTACGTGTTGCCTGCCGATATATCACTATCCGCACAGTACCGTATCGTCGGTAACGGAGTCGCATCGCGCGTCTCCTACCTAATCGGAGTCGCGCTGGCGGAGCAACTTAATGCAGTCTTGGCGCGGGACTTGCAGGAGGCGGCGTGATATGAACGCGTTTGATCGGTTTCGACCGCCGGGCCCGCGTGATGATCCGCGTGTCTCCGCCTACTGCGCTTGGTGTGGCGGCGAGATTTACGTAGGCGACGAATTTACAGCGTACAGCAACGGAGACAGGACGCATATCGGACACTGCGAAAATGAGTACGTGATGGCTGAACTCGGAATCATGCGTGAAACTGCGGCTTAGTATTCGCAAAAATCAACGTATGAATAATTCATAATAGATTAGCGGCGGTTCGACGTACTTGCGGACAGGCAGCGTAAGTACGTTAGTGCCGCGCTCATTCGAAAAAGGGAGGCGGATTTCCATCGGAAAAGCATCGCGAGCAAGATGGGACGGAAACGTCCGCAGTATGGCAATCGTTGCGAAGCCGCGCGAAGAAATAACGGATGAGGATGTTCAGTTTCTTCGTGAGAACTATACGTCAACAGGCGGATTGCTACCGAACGCATACGCAGGCGGTGCGTTTTACACGCCGACGCACGTTGCCCGGTTTATCCTCGAAGCCCTACGCGGACTTTCTGGTGGTTCATTTCCGCCGGATGCGCGTTTTCTCGAACCGTCCGCGGGTTCCGGCGTATTCATCGAACATATGCCGGAGGATGCGGAAATAACAGCGCTGGAGCTGGACGAGACGAGTGCGAAAGTTGCGTCGCTTATTTATCCGCACGCCAACGTAATCCAGGGTGATGCGTTCCTACACGCTCAGCGCGATTACTACGATTATGTGATCGGTAATCCCCCGTACGGAGTCAGTCTCGATATTGCTGCGGTCGATCTACCGGATACCTTCGAGACATTGCGAATTACGAAAGGCCGCGCGAAAGGCAAGTCGGAGGTCGCGTTTATTGAACTCGCAATCAAGGCGGCCAAGCCCGGCGGCTACATCGCGTTCGTGCTCCCGTTAGGCCTCAACTACGCGAATTATGCGGAAAAGGTGCGTCAACTACTCTATAAAACGTGTTGGCACGTAGCTACTATCGGATTGCCCGGCGAGACATTCGCATTGACGGGTACGACGATTGAGACGCAGATAGTAATCGTACGTAAGGCACCGCCGGATACTCCGCTTATCCCTACTGCTACAAACCGTTGGGGATCGAACTTTAGGCGCGGTGGTTACAAGGATATCACGCAGTTTAGCGCAAAGTTTCTCGCGGGGCAGCCTCCAGCTTATTTCGCGCAAGTTACTGATATTGGTTACGACAAACAAGGCAAGAGTACGGATAAGTGGGGCGACGGTCTTACGCAACTAGACGAACTACTCGAAGACTTTACCGACGAATACCTAATACGCTCTAACCTATACCCGCATATACCTTCGTGGCACAGTGTCAAAGACGTTTCCGCGTTTATGTTCCAGCACGCCAACAACGACGGGGACGGTTACAGGGACGCGAGCAGAACATACGGGCATGGTACGGGGACAACCGCAGAAGGCCCGTACCGATGGAACGAGCTTACGCTTGGGGCTGGCGAGGAAATTGACGGGGTAAGTACGTTTGATTTCACATGGACGGATCGTATTGTTGACGACTATTACAACGGACTGGCGCAACAGGCAAGTGTCAGTCTTGAAATGGAGGCGGCTTAGTGCGGCAGGATCTTCAACAAAGATATATCGACTACTTTATCGACGGACGCGGAGAGATGAACTCGACAATCGCTGGTGAAATGCTCGACTCAATTTCGAGCGAATTAGATGAGTTCGCGGAGGAAAGGTCGGTGAAGCTGAGGGCTTACATCGACAGGGAAAGCCGAAGGATCGAAGCAGAAGAAACGAGACAGTTTCAACATTTAGCCGCAGCAGAAGAATATAGAGATATCACAGAGAAATGGCTTGGGGCGGGGGCAAGGTGGCGGGAAATTGGCTCAACTCTCACTGTATGGGAATATAAAGGAGACCGCTTCTTTCAGTGGTTCTCGGGAGTAGACGCGCTCGAACACGTAGAGGCAGCACGCAAGGCGGACGAAGCTTTATCAGCGTTAATAAAGGAGGCGGCGTAACATGGGACACGTCAAGATAGATATCGCAAAATCTGACCGCAGCTACGCGGTAAAATACGCACTCAACGACGCGGCGGGGGTACGTTCTCTCCTCCGTGACCGTCACCGCATCAGCTCCGCACGCTTTCGAGGCGATACGGCGGCAAGCGATATCCTAATCGACTTGCATAGCGCTATAAATTCCGCAGGCTTGACGGAGCGTCAGACGGAAGCTATTGCGTGGGTTTATGGCGTTGACCTTACGCAAGAGAAAGCCGCGGCTATTATGGGGGTTACGCAGCCTACCGTTAAGCAGTCCGTGGACGAAGCTGTCGAAAAGATTGCGGCGGTATATAAGCGTTGGGAGTACGGAGAAATCACGGTTGAGTATGACGGGGAAGCGGAAGAAACAACGGAAGGAGCTGCGGCTTGATGGAGAATGCGACGGATTATAAAACGGAATTTCACGATGCAGTTGCGGAATTGATTGCGGAGGGAATCGCGGATAGAACTGAACGGATGATTGCGATTCAAGCGCTGATAGATGCGTACGTCAATAGTATCGGAGAGGTACCAGAAGCGGCAGAGTTGGAGCGTCTAACCGACTATATTCTTCGTGAGGAACTGACGGACACGCATCCCGATAAGATGACTCGCACTGAATATCCGATTATGTCCAAGTACCAAGAGGATAGACGCAGAGAAAACGAGTACGAGGATGTACTTGCGGAGAGTTACGACGTTAACGGAGTAAATTACGCAAAGCCTGAGCGGAGACATCGGATTGAACGCGAGAACCGTTTTGTCGAGAAGTTAGCGCAACGAAAGAACCGAGCGAGGAAGGCGCAGTACCGTAAGGACACCTCGGCTGGTCCGATTACCACGTACAACTTACGTGATACCGGCGGCGAATTAGCGCCTGAGTTTAGGCAATGCATCGGAATAGGTCAACGTTGGAAAGACGAAATGTGCGTGGTAAATGAGACGGAGATTGTGCAGGAGGAAGATGCGCGGGAACCGTTACAGATTGCGGCCTGACACGAAGAAGAGCGCCGCCATTACTGGGGCGCTTTCACTCTTTATTCGGCTCCACTGACGATTAGAATGATGTGTATCCATATTCCGAGCGCGACGATACCCATTAGAACGATATTGACGCGGCCATGTACAGTCGCGCTCCGCCATTCTTCCAACATTTTCACTACGCTTCCTCCTCAATTTCGAAAAGGTCCTCGACTGCAACGCCCAGGGCACGGGCAATGGCGATAATATTAGCGTATGCTCCTTGGCTGGATCGGTCAAATCTCGATATAGCCGCCTGCGGTATTCCTGCTGCCGTTGCTAATTCAGTTTGCGTGAGTCCGCGTTCTTTCAGTATAGTGCTCAACTTGGGCGTCACCTTAATCAATTATGCCACTCCTCCGAACGTTTTTATATAACTAATATAGAGGGAAAATAAACTTTTGTCAAAACTATTGACTAATGATTATACACTAGTGTATAATGTGTATATAAGGATGACACGCACGAAGGGTCACCGGAAAGGAGAAATTCACCATGAAAGATTGGGTAAACCTGATTACGGCAATCATACAACTGGCTTCAGCACTTGCTATCTGGAAAACACATCGCCGTAACAAAAAGAAAAAAGGAACCAAACGACGCGGGCAGCGCAGACGTTAAGGATTCCTTGGTAGAGGGCGGCTTACACAGCGCCTTCTATACCCAATCATAACACAACTGATTTATATAAACAATCTGGCGGCGGCCTTACGCGGGAGGCTATGGAATATGGAAAAAGCGAAATATGTGGTGACAGAGGATAAAGGATACTGGAGCCAAACAGACGCATACACAATGAAGGATGTTCATGCCATTGTCGCGGGGGCTATTCGCGATGCAAAGGAAATGGGTCGCAGCTCGGTCAAGTTCACTATAGAAATTAAATAACACGGGGCTTCGGCCCCTCTACAGGAGGAAAGTCGTATGAATACGTTAACGTGGATCGTAAGTATTGCGGCTTTAGTCGCTTCGATAATTGTAGCGGTTATTGTATTCCGAAATAAATAAAACGCGGAGGTGCTTACGTAATGAATAAACGTAAATTCTGCGCGGGACGCTACGCAAACGGCCGCTTGTACGTGCGCATCGCCGGCGGGAAGTGGACGGAGCTTTCAACGCTGTTATAACGCACTAGGCCGGAGCTACTCCGGCTTTTTTCGTGCGTCCTCGGTCTTAAATACGTATATTTCGCGCATAAAATACGTTCCCGATATCTTTACGCTTTCCGGCGTATACTTTTCGATCACACCTCCGTAATCTGCGATATGACCGTCTTTTTCGTAAACTGTAACGCGTGCTTGCGTGAGTGCTGCGGCGAGTAAATCTACGTCAGTAATTAGCGTTTTCATACGTAAATATTTCGACAAATTGGCGCAGATTTCCTGCGTCTTTTTGCGTTTTATACCTATATTTTAGCAGCTCAGTTACCTACGTATATGAAAGGACCGCCATTGCGCGGTCTTATTCCCGTTTGGGAACGCCTGATGCGGGTACACTCCGCGCGCCCTTACGTTAATTCCACGTAAAGGAGACCGAACATGGCCGAATTTAAAACGCTAATTGACCCGGAAACGGGCGAGATACACGAACACACCGCAGTGCTTGCGGAGGGCGACCGCATTACTACCGCAAAACAACGTGAATCTTACGCAAAAATACAGACAACCGGACGCGCTCCGGAGTTTACCGTTACAAATATGCATAATATCGACGAAGTAATCGAGAAGGTATCCGATAAAAATTGCGGGTACCTACTTTATTTGCAATGTTTCGTTAATTACGACGCGATCCTAGAGAATCCGGACAAGACCGCAATGAGCCGCGCCGATATCATGCGCACGCTGAAGCTCGGACGGACAGCGCTGCATCAATTTTTACGTGAGATGACCGATCACAACGTCATTTACGAGTGCGGCGATCGATATCGGCTAAATCCGCGCTACCACTTCCAAGGTAAAACGGATAACCTCGCGGTAGTTAAGACGTTCGTTGCGAAGGTAAAGGAGTTGTATACGGAGGTAAATGCGAAGGATCTCGGCTTCGTGTATAAGCTACTCCGCTATATCCACCTCGAAACGAATACGATATGCGCGAATCCTTACGAACGAGACGTTGAAAATACGTTACCGCTAACGAAAGAGGATATCGCTACGGTTACGGGAGTCTCCGCTAAATCCGTTTATACGAAGCTGCGTAATCTCAAGTTCGGAGATCAATACGTATTTGCCGAAGTATCCTACGGAAAGTACCGCTATTACAAGATCAATCCATTCGTGTTTTACCGGAAGAACGGGAAGCCTGACGCGACGTTACGGGAGATGTTTTCCATCCGAAATAACTTCGCAAAACGGGCTGCGTAATTTCTCATCGGTAAAAACGCGAACAAAAACGGCCTTTCATCGGTAAAAACGCGAACACGAAAAAAGTGGCTTCCGCCTTAGAGCGGCGCGGGTTTCAGCGTTTTAGGGGGTCAAATTTATTCTTAGTCTTTGATACCGGACTTCGTCCGACACTGCGTCACTCCGTTCCTTGTGTATCACGCAGAAAAGTATATTGATAAATAATCTCTATACGTGTTCGGAGCCGATAGGCGACGGCAAGGAGCGAAGCGACGCGCAGTATCTTTTTGTTCTCGTAGATTCACTATGAATCAGTGTGAACAATACGGTATCTAGCGTAAAGCGAACGTACAGTGAGCGGAAGGAGGGCGTAAGTATCGAACGGTCAATATGGACGAAGGTAGACGGTAAACCTGCGTTAGTATTTAACAACGGAATTCCTGCGCTTGTATTCGTAAGTCATAACGCAGATGGCGGTTACGATGAAACGTATGAGAACGGAGTATATGCGTACAATCTTAATCGAATTGATATCGCTTCTGGAGTCGATAGGATTACGGAATATACAGCGTTGAAATACCCGGTAAAATAACGTGAAATTAGCCGCTTTACTCTACGCCTTGCCTGAGCGTAGGGTATGCGGTTATTTGAGTTATTTACACGTTAAAAACACGGTAATTATCGGCAGCAGGACGAAAGGAGGACGTACATATGGCGAAGAAAATAACGGCTGAACAATACGTAGCTATCGAGTGGTTATCTATTCCGAATAAGGGCGGTAAGACGTTCGAAGAGATCGCAACTATCTGCGGAGTCACTGCGCGTACGTTGGAGAACTGGCGTAAGACACCGACATTTGATGCGGAGCTAAAACGTGCGATCATTCGTAACAATAGCGCTAAGCTACCGGAAGTAGTCGAATCTATGGCGGAATGGGCTATCCGTGAGGGTAACGCAGCAGCCGCTAAACTCGTGCTTCAAATTAACGGGATGTTGACGGATAAAGTTGAGGTTGAAACGAAGGATGCGAATGCTACGGATGTAGAAGCGCTGAGGGCACGGATTGAGGCGTTTAAGGTGCGTAAGGGTAGCGATTCCGAAGATACGGAATAGGCGCGTATATATAAGAAGCGAATTGTGCGTGGTGTCTTCGGATACTTTCGGATCGGGTGCGTTTTACCTACACGAGCCTCCTGGCGCAAGCCCCCTCCGAAATTTTCCGATTCACACCCGCACGCTTCACCGTAACAATGCGTTACACTACGAATAGGCTACCGTGCTTCGAACGTTCGTTCGTTGAATAAGCGGTGCATAAACGCGATAGGGGATACGGGAAATACACGTATAATCTTCCAGTATGTAACGGGGCTAATCCGCATAACAACGCGGGTTATCCGTATTATGCGCTGGAAATGTATATGCAATGTATAGCGCGGATTTATGCAACGTGAATGAACGCAGTAACGGCGCGGGTTCCGGGCGCAGACATATACGCAAAAGCTGCGTTTTGTGAACATGTCCGTGCATACCGGTGTATATCGGTACCTTTACGATTAGGGAACGAAGAAGGGAGTCTGCGCTTTGATTGCGTTTGATTAACGCTTTAACATAACGCAGGATCACCGTACCCCCAAGCGCCCCCTCGCGCGGTCCGGAATCTGGTGCGAAAACAATCCGCGTATCAAATTTAACTTTTGACTTTTACGGAGGTGCTAACGCATGGGCTGGTTCGAGCTTAGAGATATGTCACCGCAAGACCGCGCTAAATTATTCGCAGAGCACTTCAAAAGTCTGGCGGAGGTGCTTACGTTATATCCAGAATCCTACGTTACTTTCGATAAGGACTGGCAGGTGTACTACGCGAGAGTTGGTAAGTCGGAGCCGTTTCATTTTGCGTACGGATACGCCGCCGATCCTAACGACGCGCTCATGTTCGCAGCGCTTGCTTATAAATTAACGTGAAATTAGCGTCTTAGAGCGCTGACCCTAACGAGACTATTCGGAAGATACGAAACGGGCTAATTTCACGGTAAATCCACGTCAAAACAAAGGAAGGAGGCGATATCTATCGCATGGGTTAACGGAAAGTGGCTAAATCGCAACGAGCGAGAAGCGCAAATTAACGAGCTGACCGACTTAATTGACGCACTTGATGGCGTAGATATCGCCGCCTTGGGTGACGAGGATCAACGCGAGATAGAGACGCAGCTTTCGGAGTACGAGCGGTTGAGCGTAATTAACGAAGCTGAAACGGATTTGATTGCGTTCGCTCTCGAATACTTCAGCGAGGCTAAAAATCCGGGCAATGCGGGCAATTGGGACGGATTCGATATCGTAGACGTGAACGAAGCACCTGATTTTCACCGCGAAATCTCCGTGATAATGGACGATGTATCTAACGTTAATACCAACGATAAGGTCGCAGTCGCTGCGCCCCGTTCACATGCTAAATCTACGTATCTTTCCAAGGCGTTTCCCTTGCGTGAGATAGTGTACCGGAAACGTAAGTACGAAATTATCATATCGGAGACGCCGGCAGTATCGAGCGGCAACCTGGACTGGATTTCGATGCAGCTCAAGCATAACGAGAAGTTGCGGAGGGACTTCGGTCCTTTGTTGTCTCCGAAACAGCAGGAGAACCCGAAGGACAACAGCTCGGAGTTTATCGCGTGGGAGCCGACAGACAGCGGAATACCGAAAATGCTAACGAAGGTTGAAGCGGCATCTACCGGCCAGGCGCTCCGTGGACGTAACTGGAACGGTGTCCGTCCGGATTTGATCGTATGTGACGACTTGGAGGACATCAAGTCTAACGCAGCCACGCCGGAGCTACGCCAGAAGATGCGTGACTGGTTCGCACAGACCGTCGTACCGCTCGGTGATCCGAAAGGTAAGCGCACGGCCTTCGTCTACATGGGAACAACGGTCCATCACGAAGCATTACTCGTAAACGTCCTATACAAGCGTTCGGACTTTAAGAGCCGAGTTTATCGTGCGGTTATCGAATGGCCGGAGCGTATGGACTTATGGGAGGCGTGCCGTCTCGTCTACGTCGATCGAGATAATCCGAATCGAGCTGCGGACGCAAAAGCACTGTACGAAATGAATCGCGAGGAAATGGACCGCGGAGCTATCGTACTTTGGCCGGAAGCGCAGCCGTTGTGGAAGTTGATGACGTGGAAATGGGATAACGGGACGAAGGCGTTCAACACGGAGTATATGAACAATCCGGTCGATGAGGAGTCGATGATCTTTAATCCGGAGTCGTTCACGTACTGGGATGAACGAGATAAGCACCGTGATTTTTCAACGAGTGAGTGTGATATTTACCTCGGGATTGACTTCGCGATGGGTAAAACGCGGGGTGACTATTCTGCGGTTGTTACGATTGCGCGGCATAAACAGAGTGGTACAAAGTACGTAGTCGATGCGTACGGTGAGCGCGTTAAGCCGGACGAGTTTATGCGTGTGATTGTCGATAAGACGCTAAAGTACCAACCGACAGCGATCGCGGCTGAAGCACAGGCGGCGCAGGAGTTCTTCGTCCAGAAAATGAAGGAAGCGCTGAGGGCTGCGGGCTATCCCGCACAGACTCGCGTTAAGGAAATACATCAACGGTCCCGTAAAGACCTCCGTATAGAAGCGCTGCTCCCGGATATCGAGAGCGGCGCTATTCAATTTACGCGAAAACATTCGTTATTACTTGAGCAATTCGAGTTGTACGGGTCCGGTAGCCACGATGACTTACCGGATGCGCTCGAAATGGCCGTAAGTATTGCGAAGACGGGGCGAAAGAAGCTCCGGAATAAGCCGAAATGGATGTAACTTAATTTATTTTTGAAATAATTATATTCTCGATAGCTGACTTAACCTCAGTGCCTTGGTTCTCTTTAAGGTTGTGCATAACCTCATCAGTGAATACAACAAAGGAGCGACTTTGATACTGTACGAACCAAGTGGTATCGGTACCTAAAGCTGGTGGTGTGACGCTAAAATCTGCGTTTTGGTTTGCAGCCTCCTCTCGCAATTCTTGAAAAGCACTTCTTATTTCACCTAAAAGGTGTTTCCTGTCTTCAATCGCTTGTTTTCTGTCTTGGTCATTTTCAATTTCTTCTATTTTGCTGTCCAGTCTATCAAAGAAGCTCAAAAATATCCCTCCTCTATATTATAGGGAAATTATACCACGAAAGGAGGAGCTTTGTGACGGAGTTTTATGATGCAAGAGAAACGAAACTATTTTATACCGGAGCTCAATATCCGCCTGTTTATGAGATTCCTCGCTTGGCGAAGTATGAACGCGGACGGGCCATCTATCAAGGGCGTCACGTTGAGATATACGATCGCGCCTCCGGACTCTTAAAAGATACGCCGTTTGCGCCGCAGCTCAAAACGTTATTTATCGCGGTCAACCTTATGGACGTGTTACTGACGAAGCCTGCGGATTTGATGGTCGGCGAGGCCCCCACGTTTGAGACCGGACAAGATCCGGCATCCCCCGAACAAACAGCGCTAAGTCGTATCGTTGAGGAGAACGACCTAACGCAGATGATTCACGAGATTGTAATCGGAGCAGGCTTTCGGGGCGATTCGTTTCTAAAGACGTACTACGGACAACGTGCTGACGTATCCGAGACGCTTCAGCTCGGTTTGGATGCGCCCGACGCACCGCTGGAGCCGATTATTGAACCCGTAGACGCTTCGATTGTATTTCCTGAGCTCTCGCGCGGCTCTAAAAAACGGTTTAAGGCGATGAATATCGCATGGGTAGAGTGGGAGATCGAAAATAGCAGCCGAATCATGTCGTTCTTGTCCGGAATTCCGACCACAGAGACGCCGTACTTAAACGTGGAGCGCCATATACCGGGCTATATCGTGTACGAGAGGTATGAGCTTACGGAACGGGGCGTGGATGACCGATGGGGGGCGCCTATTCCAACGTATAACATCGGGGAGTCAGTTCCGACCGGACGGGAGCAGGACGTTGTACCGACCGGAATGCCGGAACTGCTCGTCGAGCACATTCCGTACAAGACAACGGACGCAGATTGGCGCGGGGAGAGTGGTACGGAAAAGCTAGAGAGCGTACTGGCCGCGATTAACGACCGACTCGTACAAATTGATTATATCCTTTGGAAGCACAGCGATCCAACTGCGTACGGACCCGATTTTCAGGAGGACGACGACGCAACGGTACGCAGCGGAGGGCGCTATATTCCCGTGACCAAGGACGATGCAACGCCCGGCTACATGGTGTGGGATTCGCAACTAGAGGGCGCGTTTAAAGAGCTCGATATCCTTCTCGGACTTGTTTACCAAATTAGCGAGACACCGCAATGGCTGTTTGGTACTACGCTCGCTTCAGATAAAGGCGGAACAGGAACGTCGCATACGGATGCTGGCGCGATTAAAGCCCGGTTTATGCCGATCTTATCCAAGGTAAAGCGCATTAGAGCGCACGTTGACCGAGGTCTACGTAATGCGTTGTGGAAGGCGATGAAGCTGGAGAACCACGCCAACGACGGCGTCGACGACTTCACAGCGTATGAAGCGATGTACCCTACTATTACCTGGCGCGATGGGATTCCGCGTGACGAGAAGGAAGCGGCAGAGGTCGCAAACCTGCGCACGGGCGGTAAGCCTACGTGGTCGGTTACTGACGCAATCAAAGACCTCGACGGGGTTGACGACGCACAGGCAGCCGAACTTGTACGCAGGATTGACGCAGACGAACAGCGTGTGTCCGGCACGGTAGACGCTTCGATCTTTAACGACCCAGGCGGTGACGCCTAATGGACGATCCGAATTACGATGGCCCCGTGTCTAAGCTACTCGGGGCTTTTCGCCGTGCTCGTTCAGCTATCGGTTCCGCGGTCAGTCGCTTATTTACGCGAGGAGCTAACCGTAAGATGGCGGACGCAGTCGCGAAAGAGGCGTCTGAGGCTCTAGCGAAACTGAACGCAGAGTCAAAGGAATGGGTAAAGGACAACCTCACGAAAGCTGCGCAGGATGGCGTGAAGCGCACGCTGATTAATATTGGTGCTGCTAAAACGCTGCTTGAAGCTGCGGAAAAAGCGAAGCTGAACCGAGCTAATCGCGATATGTTGGCGGTTGCGATCCTCGATACTCACGCAGATGTTCTCGCTGTGACCGCGAATATGGACCGTAAAACGAAAGCAGCCATACGTCAGGCTCTTGCGGAGTCGCTTCGCGGGAACCTATCGCAAGGAATAAACGGAAACACGACGCTTCAGCGGGACGTGGTCGACCGGATGCGTAAGATACTCGGCGATGCGGTCGACACCGGTATCATTGACGCAAAAGGCCGCCGATGGAAGCCGGAAGCCTACGTCGATATGCTCGTCCGTACGAAAATGGCGGAAACACAGCGCCAGGCTACGATAAACGAAGCACTCGGCCGCGGCGTTTATTATGCGCAGATATCAAGTCACGGAGCAAAGGACGCTTGCAGTAAGTGGGAGGGGCGGATTGTAAAACTTACGCCGGACGCCCCCGGCGATTACCCGTATTACGGCGATTTACCTCGGCGCGAGATATTTCATCCGCGTTGTCGCCACGTCTTGATGCCCGTACGAAATCCGAAATAATTACGGACCTACGATACGTCCTAAAACTGACGGATACTATGCGCTACGCGGCGCTTAAACGCGGGAGGAATTATGAATAAATTCACTAACGTTAAGTATCCGCTAAATCTACAGCTGTTCGCGGAGGGTGATCCAGACCCAACGCCGGACCCGCCGATTGATCCGACGCCTTCGAAGACCTTTACACAGGAGGAGCTTGACCAAGTTATTGCGGATCGAATCGCTCGTGAGCGCAAAAAGTACGCAGATTACGATGAACTAAAAACGAAACTGTCTGACTTCGAGCGTGAGAAAGAAGAACGTGAGAAGGAGAAGATGTCCGTTACAGAACGGCTCGAAGCCGAGAAAGCGGCAGCGTTGAAAGCCGCCGAAGACGCGAGAACTGAACGTGACCAAGCGTTAACAGCCGCTAATCAACGTCTTATCAAGGCTGAATTTCGTACGATGGCTCGCGAGCTAAACATCCGACCTGATGCGCTCGACGATGCGTATGTTTTAGCGGACTTGAGTTCTGCTTCTGTAGGGGATGATGGAAGTATCAACGGCATTGAGGACGTAGTAAAAGCGTTGATTGCGAGTAAGCCGTTCCTCGTCGAGCATCCGAAAAAAGAACCGTCGCCGATCGGAGGTCCTTCCGGTGGAAACCCCTACGACAAAGAGACACGCACACTTGAGCAGCAACTCGCGGAGGCAAAACGAGCTAGAGACTTCGCAAAGGTAATTGAATTATCTAACAAACTTACGCGCTAAAGCTTCGGAAAATCCGAGGCTTTTTATTTTCCTAAATTTAAGGAGGAAATTTATACATGTTGAGAACTTACGATTTTCAGGACCAAGTACGCCAGCTTGAAGCGGGTATTTCACTAATTATCGAGGACGCGCCGAATCTGCTCGGTCTTATCGGGCTAGGCTCCAATTCGCTGTATCAGACAAAGTTCGAATGGATGTCCGATAACCTCAATTCTAACCGTGCAACTGCTGCTTCTGCTGCAGCAGCCGACGCTACATCGATCACGGTGGCTGAGGGTGACGGGCTTAAATTCCGCGTAAACGCAATCGTAGTTTCTGGTGAAGAGTATATGCGCGTAACTGCTGTAGCTGGTGACGTTATTACTGTTGTCCGTGGCTATGACGGTACGAATGCAGCGGCAATCACCGCTGGTGGTGAGATTAGAATCGTAGCACGTCCGCAGTTGGAAGGCGCACTGCCCGGCGTAGATGAAGGTCACGACCGCTATGTAGATTACAACGTAACACAGATCATCGAACGTTATGCGCAAGTATCCGGTACGCAGCAAAACGTACGGACATACAACGTTACGGACGAGCTGAACTACCAAGTGCAGTTGCGTCTCAAAGAGATGCAGCGCGAGATGAACGACTGGTTGATTTACGGTCGCCGTATTGATGGTGCTCCTGGAATGCCTCGTACAACTGGCGGCCTGCTTTACTTCGCCGATAAGAAAGGCGCAGCGAAGAAAAATGCCGAGGGCAAGGAAATTACTCCATCACTCCTGAACGACCTGTCTGAACAGGTATACTTGCGTGGCGGATCGGTCAACACGATCCTGACTAATACCGCAGGTGCTCGCCAAATCAGTAAATTCGCATCGGACACCATTCGCACTGAGCGCACAGACACCGCAACCGGTCATAAGATCCAAACGTTCGTATCGGATATCGTAGGTGGTTCCGTTGCGACCGTAATTGTCGATCCGAACTTCCCGAAAAATAAAATCGCATTGTTCGATCGCGACATTCTCTCTATCGACGCTCTGAATGGGCGTGCGCTGCATGACGTGGACGCTACTGTACCAGGCGCTGACTTCGTAGCCCGTCAGATTCGTGGTGAATATGGCGTTACCGTTAAGAACGCTAACGAAAAAATCGCAATCCTTGAAAACATCAGCACATCGGTATCTTAATCGGAGGGGCTTCGGCTCCTCTTTAATTTTAACGGGGGGTGACTGCGTAAATGGCGATTTCAGATCACGACAAAGAACGTCTAAATCTAACTAGCCCGGCCGCGCATGACATCGGATTGGGAGATATCATCCAATCTATTCAATCCGGAGGTAGTGGCGGGCCATCGTCTGTAGCATGGACGGACATTACCGGAAAGCCGTCGACTTTTGCTCCGGCAGCGCACACGCATACTGCGGGACAAATCTCGGATGCGAGTACGGTTGGTAAGTCCGTTATGACCGCAGCAGATGCGGCAGCAGCACGTACGGCAATCGGGGCGGGCACGTCTAATCTAGCCCTCGGTACTACCGCATCAACAGCAGCGGCAGGCAACCACACACATGCGGCCAGTGCTGTAACAGCTACGGCAATCGCGCCAGGCACCGCAACAAACGTCCAAGGCATCCTCGCAGAGCTTGCGGCTAGAATTGCGGCATTGGAGGCGAAATAATGGTGGAGTATCACGCAAGTCCTCGTTACTCGCTTGATGGTATCGAATTTGACGTACGCGGCGTTTACGTAACCGAAGATGTCGGAGAGATTGCACGTTTGGATGCGCTAGTTCCTACGTGGATTAGCCGTATTGACGTGAAAGAACCGGAGGAACCGAAGAAGCCACGCGCTAAGAAGGCGCAGACGACGGAAGCCTCCGACGAATAAACGGGGGTGTTACCGTGGCGACTACAATATTAGCGGCAGATGCGTACATTAACGCGTCCTGTCTTGACGTAGAGGATTGGCAAGCGAGCGATGCCGCGAGAAAACAACGGATGTTAAATGTCGCAGGACGAACGCTCACGATTGCTTATACGAAATACGTCATTCCAGACGCCGCGACCTACGAATTTGCGAATGTACTTTCGATTTTGTACAACGATACCGGGCGGCTTCAGCGGCAGGGTACAGCGTCATTCGGGCTCACTGGCGTTTTTAATGTGACGTTTAAGGACGGAAGTACAACGATGCCTTACGACGACCTACGCAAGTTTATACCGCAGACAGCGCTCGACCTCATCGGCGCAGAAAATGGCGTGAAGCTATCGAAAAGGTCCGTGAAATGGACGGTGATGTGACGTGCCACTCATATCCATGCGGCAAACAATAACGATAACGAAGGCTGCGAAAGGTAGCGGGTGGGGTCACTCGTCGCCAGGCGCGGAAATAACGGTATCTGCACGTGTTTCTGAGCAGACGAAGACAGTTACGAATCAGTTCGGAGACGAAACGGTGTCTAGAATGACGATATTAATCGACAAGCTGGCGGACGTATCGTACGACGACGAGATTACGTATACGAACGAACTTGGCGTCACTATTAAACGCAAGCCGATTGCGATCCAGCCTAAGCGGGGGCTGTCCGGCAAGGCGCTAATAACGGAGGTGAACGTATAGATGGCGGTAAACAGACTTGATTTTGACGCCACACGCGGGGCTCCGTTTATTAAACGCGTTATCGGACGGTTCTTCAAGGGTTATCGTACGCGACTTGAAGACGCAGTTTCTTCCGGTTCAAAGACCGGAATACAAGACGTTATGGACGAGTGGCGGCGAGAATCTACGAACATTGCTCCGCTAAAGACAGGCACGTTGCGACGTAGTATTTCAACGGACGTTACGAAACAAGGCGACAAGTGGGTCGGCGAAATTAGTGCGTCCGCAATCGAGGTTAAGGGGAAGCGGAAATTCGATTACGCTACGTACTTGAATGACGTGTATCCGAAAAAGCACGGCGACTCCTTCCGGAACCCAACTACGCCGGGTACTGTTCCGGGGTTTTTGGATAAACCCGCAGAGGAGAATGAACGCGAGTGGCAACGGACGATAGAGGCGGAGATCAAAGCCGCGATCAAGCGAAAGGGGCTGTAACATGGCGCTGATTAGCGAGATTGAAGCGATCGAGGCGTTCATAAAGCGGAAGTACCCGACCGCAACATACGAGAAGCAGACGGTCCCGGAGCAACCTACGCCGGGGCTTTTTGTTGTCCGCTTTTTGCGTGATGGCCGGACGCTGGAAACCGGAATGCACTACCGAATCGACCGCGACTACCAGATCATCCATTTCGCGGAGTACCCGGAAGAGACAATGCCGGTCATGTCCGAGCTGAGTGCGGCTATTTACGCAGAGGACGGACTGCCTGACGTGCATATGCGATTCGAAGGCTTTGGCTTCGCGCAACCGGTTCTGACGGAGAACAAGATATACGCGACGGTCGGTGTTTTACAGACGACGGTCCGCGAAATGAAGCCACAACGACAGTACGACAAGATCAACCACATACATCCGCGTTACGTATAGGGCGTCCCAATGGGCGCTCTTTTTTATTTCCAAAGGAGGTTTTTAGATGGCCGGAGGTTCTTGGGACCCTACTGCACTAGAAATTCAGCCGGGTCTTTATATCAACTACGTCGAAGCGGCCGCCGCGCAGATTAACGGAGGCGCACGCGGTACTGTTGCAATACCGCTGCTTAACTACGGAGCGAAAGCGACTGCTAAGACGTTCTACACGATCGAAACGGAGAAAGCCGCATCCGACACGTTCGGTGCGTCGAATATCCAGTCGATCTTATTTGCGTTGCAAGGCGGCGCTAAGAACGTACTCGTCTATACATTGCCCGCGACGCCTACCGCCGAGGACTACATCGCCATGCGGGACGCTTACGACGCACGTGATTTCAACGTGTTCGTATTCGACGGCGAGTTTAACGCAGACGAGCAGGCGCTAACCAAAACGTGGACAATCCGCAATCGGACGGAGGGCAAGCACTTTATCTCCGTAATCGGTGGCGATGCAGCTACGGACGCCGATCCTGCGTTGGGTAACGCGCGGTCTGTACTTAATGCGGACAATTACCTCGTTAACCTGATTAGCGGAGTGGTCATCGGCAGCAAAACGTACCACTCATCCGCATTTGCTCCGTGGGTGGCCGGCTTGATTGCGGGAACTGCGATTAACCGCTCGACTACTTACGCGCAAGTACCGGCGGATGACGTTACTCGGCGTTTGACCAAGACGGAGTTTGACGCAGCGCTCACGGCAGGTTCGTTTGTTTTCGTCAACGACGGCACGAAAGTCAAGGTGAAACAGGGCCTTGTTACATCGAAGCAAAAAGTCCGCAATATGCGCGCACGTCAAGCGATTAGTACGGACATTACCAAAACCGCGGAAGACAATTACATCGGCAAGCTCAACAACAACGCTGACGGTCAGGCTACGCTGATGGTTGCGATTAAAGCGTATCTGGAACGCTTGGAAATCTCGGGCGTACTGTCAGGCCCTGCAGTCGGGCTCGATCCGAATTTCCCGTCAGTAGGTGACCAAGTATTCCTAGCTATTTCTTACGTGGAAGTCGATTCGATGGAACGTATCTTCATTACAGTAAACGTTTAAGGACGGTGAAAAATAGATGGTATTAGATGCTACGCGCGTCATTTCTGGCGCGTACGGTGCGGTGAACGATGCGGACGGTAACTGGATGTCCAACGTTTATTCGTGCGAGGCGAATATCGAGATCGGTTTCGAGGACGTTAAGCTCGCGGGTACGCGCTGGATTGGTAATAAGGTAACGTCGCTGAAGGGCTCTGGCTCAATCGGCAGCTATATGGTTACGTCGGAGTGGATCGAGAAAATGGCGCAGGTTACGGACGATAAGAGTCCGGCATTTACTACGGAACTCGTCGTCAAGCTGGACGACCCCGAATCGTTTGGTGCGTATCGGGTGCGGCTGAAAAACGTCACGTTCGATAAGATTCCTATTATTAACTACGAGGTCGGTTCGATCGTTGAGCAGGAGCTCACGTTCCTCTTCAGCGGCTACGAAGTCATGGATAAAATTCGCGCAGCTTAATATACGGAGGTCCTTCGGGGCCTCTTTTTAATTTCGAAAATAAACGGAGGTTGACATAGATGGCTAAAGGACTCGAAGCGTTACTCGGAGCAACAACGGATTTGAAGGAAGAGATTTATATTCCGCGACTGAAAACGCATTTCACGATTAAGGCGCTCGATGAGGACGCGATCGAACGGGCCCGTTCGCAGGCAACTACGGGCAAAGATGGTTCTGTAGATGGCGCGCTATTTAACCGCTTGCTAATTGCAAAGAGCGCAGCCGATCCGGATTTTAATGATAAGGCGCTTAAAGATCATTACGAAGCATCCGACGCGGCGGACTGCGTGAAGAAGGCGCTACTGCCCGGCGAACAAACGCGATTAATCCAATCGGTTCTAGCGTTGTCAGGCTTCGTAGAAGACGCGGAGCTCGTTGAAGACGCAAAAAACTAATTAAGTCGGGCGATCCAGAGGCATATATGCTACACGAAATTTTCCAACGTCACGGGATTCCGCCCGACGAAGTTTACGCAAAGGAACGAAGACATCGCTTCTTTATGTACGCGTCCATGATGATTCAACTCGATATCGAAGCGGGGGCACGACAGAAGTAACGCAGGAAGGAGGTAATTACGATTTCATTCGATTTGATCGGACACTTGCGGTTGATTGATGATATGTCCCGTCCTCTCCGTAAAGCGATGGGCGGAATGCTCAAGTTCGGAGCGGCCGCAACTGGTCTTGGCGTAGCGGTAACGGGAGTATCATTTGCGGCGGATTCCGTTAAAAAAGCGATGGATTTCGAGTCGCAGATGAAGACGGTTCAGGCGTTAACGGGCGCGACCGACGAGCAAACGAAGGCCATGCAGCAACTTGCGCTCGAACAAGGCGCATTAACGAAATATAGCGCACTTGAGGCCGCACAAGGGATCGAGGAGCTTTTGAAAGCGGGCATGTCCACCGCGCAGGTCCAAGCGGGCGGTCTGAACGCAGCACTCAACCTCGCAACAGCAGGCGGTCTCGGTCTCGCGGAGGCTGCGGAAGTCATGTCTACGGCGCTCAACTCGTTCAAAAAAGACGGTTTAACCGCAGCTCAAGCGGCTGATATTCTCGCCGGGACTGCGAACGCGTCGGCTACGGACGTACACGATTTGCGTTATTCATTGGCTGCGGTTGGTTCCGTTGCGGATGGCGTAGGGATGTCGTTTAAGGATGCGAATACAGCGCTCGGTCTGTTTGCGAATAACGGATTAAAAGGTGCAGACGCAGGTACGTCGCTGAAAACGATGCTCTCAAACCTCGTGCCGGCAACGGACAAGGCGTACGGTTTGTTCGAGGATTTTAACTTGCTGACCGTTAATACAACGGATGCACTCGCGTTTATGAGCAAGAAGGGCATAAAGTCAACGGGTACATCCGTACAGGCGGTTACGAAGGACATCGAGAAGTATGTCGCAGCGCAGACGGGGCTCAAGGTCGGAACGTCTAAGGCAGCGAAGGAAACGAAGAAGTTCCTAACCGCGAGCAACCTGATTCATTCCGCTTTCTACGATAATAAGGGCGAGATTAAAGACCTAGCGCAAGTAGCGGATTTGCTGAAGAACCGATTCGGTAAGCTTACGAATGAGCAGCGTCAATACTATCTGCATCAAATATTCGGGTCCGATGCAATTCGCGCTGGAAATATCCTCTTTAAAGAGGGTGCGGCTGGCGTTAAGAAGTTTCAGCAGGAAATGGCGAATGTAACGGCGCTTTCAGTAGCAACCAAGAAGATGGACAGCGCAGCGGGTGCGGTCGAGCAGTTCCAGGGCGCGATTGAAACGCTGCAAATATCCGCGCTGCTCCCGACGATGCCGATCTTAAAACGACTGGCGCAGGCAGCTTCGGAGTTTGTCGTTAAGTATACGCCGCGAATTACTGCCGCTATGCAGCGCGCAGTTGATACGTCAAAAGCGTACCTCAAGACGCATTTCATCAATAATCCGGAGTTCAACAAGCTTCCGGATATTAAGAGTAAAATCGCGTTCGTTTTCGATGACGTTAAGAAGACATTATCCGATTGGTGGAACGGAGGAGCGTCCGAAAAGTTTGCGCAATTCGGCAAGGAATCCGCGATGGCTATCGGAAAGAACTTCGCTAACACTATCGTCAATAACCCGCAGTTTGCGTTTATCCTCGGTTTGTTTATCGCAGGTAAGGCTCCGACTCCGATCGGACTTACCGTAGCGTTAGGTATCGCAGCGTCTCCGTGGGTTAAGAGTACAATCGACTTTCTGCGGACAGGGTTACGTGAAGTTAGCGGCGCGGCGGGTGGAGAGCGTCTGCTGGAGTATAACGCGCAACTTCAGAGCACGCCGAAGGGAACGCCGGTTATTAAAGGACCTACGGAGCTGAAGGCACCGTCGAGCAAGGTAGACCCTAACGATACAAGCTTATGGGCGGACTTCCGTAGGGCGACCGGCTTTGCTGGCGGTATTGACACCGTTCCGCGTAATGACATGCCCGCGCGTCTCCACAAGGACGAAGCGGTACTCACAAAGCACGAAGCGTCCGAGTGGCGCGATCAGCAACGTGGCAAAGGCGGCTCGGGCGGTGTCGTAATTAATATGTACGGTACGACGATACGCGAGGATGCGGATATCGATAAACTAGCCCGTCAACTAGCGGTACAACTTGCGAGATAGGAGGCGATGATTTGCAGTTTTGGCTCAAGTACAATAACGGCGCCGAAGTCCTCTGGCTCCCGGTTAATCCCGAGGGTATCAAAACAACGATGACTCACGGGTTTGAAGACGTTGAGATTTCGAATCTCGGCGAGTATACGATAATCGGCAATCAGCGCCTCCGTGAGTTCTCGTTTTCATCGTTTTTTCCACGAGATTATAACGCTGGATATTGTTCGTACTCTAACCTCAAAGCTCCACGTGAGTATGTGGCGATAATCGAGCGTTGGATGCGTAGTGGTAAGCCTGCACGGTTTATTATTACGGGTACCTCCGTTAATTTCGCGGTTACTATCCGAAGTTTTGAGTACGAGGAGCGCGGCGGTGAGCCGGGCGATATCTACTATACGCTGTCCCTGAAGGAACACGTATTTATCGACATCGCAAAGAAATCGGACAATAAAAAGCTTACGGGTTCCGCGTCGAAAACAATGCCGAAGCTTACATCGGCGGCAAAGCGTCCGAACGGAACCGTTAAGGCAAAGTCGTATACGGTTAAGGCGGGCGACTCGTTGTGGAAGATTGCGCAACGGGCAGACGTACTTGGCAACGGCGACAGATGGCGCGAACTGTACGCGAAGAACAAGTCTGCAATCGGTCCGAATCCCAACGTACTCAAACCGGGGCAAAAGCTGGTGATTCCGTAATGGAAATTAAACTGCTATACGACGGCAAGTATTGGATCGAACCGCTCGTCAAGTCCGCAACATGGTCTGGAGATGTAGCGCAGCCTCATCGTACGCTGTCAATTTCGTATTCCAATACGTTGAACGCGGACGACAAGCGGATCGCGTTTGAGCTCGGAAAAGAACTCCGTTTTTACGTAGACGATGTCGGACTGTTTCGCGGCGTTATCTTTACGTACGATATCGACGATAAAGGTGACACGACGATCACAGCGTATGATGAAAACGTCTATCTTACGAAAAATGTAGACACGCAGAAGTTCGTAGGTAAAACCGCAGGCGCGATCGTGTCTTCGCTTTGCAAGTCGTTCGGAATCCCCGTCGGCACCGTTGCAAACACGGGCTACGTTATCCCGAAGCTTATCCTCCGTGATATGTCGCTGTGGGATATGATTACGACGGCGCTGACGGAAACACGTAAGCAAAATAACCGTAAATTCATCGTTTACTCGCGCGAGGGTAAGCTTTTTTTGCGTGAGAAAAAGGACGAGATTGTCCGCTGGATGCTGGAGGACGGCGTTAACATTACGTCGGCTCGGCGTAGCCAGTCGATCGAAGAGATGCGAACAGCGGTCAAGGCGCAGGGCGGCACGGATGAGAAGCCGATTACGTCTACCGCGAAGGACGCTGCGTTGATTAAAAAATATGGAATGATGCAGCACGTAGAGTCCGCAGATTCGGACGCGACTGCTTCGCAAATCCAGCAGCTCGCTAAGGCCAAGCTGAAGGAACTCGGCAAAGTCGGCGAAGACGTATCGGTGGATGCTCTCGGCATTACACAGGTCGTTGCGGGAACTGCTGTTTACGCGTTTGAATCCATGACAGACATTGTCGGCGGCTACTACGTAAATGCGGATACTCATACGTTCCAGAACGGTACGCACACGATGTCGCTTACACTGAGCAAAACAGATGACCTGCCGAAATTGGAGTATGAAGAATCAGAGCCGAAGAAAGAAGCAGCGAAGAAGAAGAAAAAGAAAGCGAAGAAAAAATCATCAAAGGCCAATAACAGCGGCAACGGCAGCACAATGAAGGTATTAGACGTGGTCTCTGAAATGGAATCAATACGGGGAGGAGCGAAGAAATGATCGAACGAATTGACGGAGGCGGCGTATCGCAATTCCGCGATGTTATTAAGCAACTCGGCCACAACGTAGAAGTTGATATCGAGTACGCGACGATCATCGCACCTCCGCCAGCTCTCCGTGTACAGGTCGATAATATGAAGATCGAGCTCGACGCAGACGACGTAATTGTTCCGGAGCATTTGCGTGAACATACGCGGAAGGTCTCCGTTAAAAGCTCCGCGGGGTCGCTGTCACCGACTACGCTCGAACTAAACCGATATACCCGCGTAACGAAGGAGACCGAATCGTCTGCGCCTGTTAATTCGAAAGCGTTCAGCGACGTGTTTAACTTCGGGTCATTCACGTCCGGCGAGTTCGAGATTACGTTTCACGACACGCTCAAGGCGGGCGATCGCGTAGCCGTTGCGTCGTTTGGCGCGGGACAGCGTTATATCGTGTTGGATCGGATAGGAGGTGCGGACGATGGCGCTTAGTCCATTACCGGAAGTATACGTTGATTTGAGCGAAGACCTTGACGTAGTTACGGAAACAGACGTGGAGCCGAGTCGGACCTACGCGTTGGACTTGGGTAGCGGGGTAGTTGGCGGGATTATCGACGGACGCGAGGCAATTCGCCAGTTTATCCTCAAGGCGATACTAACCTCGCGTTTTCACTTTACGATCTACGACTCAGATTACGGATGTGAGCTCGAAGACTTGATCGGGCAAGACGTCCCGATGGAGTTACTTGAAACGGAGATTCCCCGCGTTATAACCGAAGCACTTATTTACGATGACCGGATCGACGATGTATACGGATTTGACATAACGAAGGAGGCGAGCGATTTGTTCGTCTCTTTTTACGTGGATACAGATAACGAGACGATACCGATGGAGGTGACGCTATAGATGTACGAGGATCAAACGAAAGCCGCGATACTACAACGAATGCTCGACGCATCTCCGGAGGATATTGACAAACGACAAGGCTCTGTGACTAACGATTTACTCTCGCCAGCCGCTATCGAAATGACCGGACTTTACACGGAGTTGGACACGGTACTTACGATGGGCTTTACGGATACCACATCGGACGAATACCTCGACCGTCGCGCAGCCGATTACGGACTGACACGCAAAGCAGCGGTAAAAGCGAAGGGTACGTTGACGTTTACGGGACCGGACGGGACGGTTATTCCCGCAGGAACCATTACGTCGACGGGCGCGGCTGTTCCGGTTTATTTCGTTACGACGGCTGACGTAACAATCGCGAGCACCAGCGCAACAGTCGCAGCTACAGCAGAAGAGGCGGGCGCATCCGGCAATGTGAGTATCGGAGCAATTAATACCATGGTGGGCGATTTAGTCGGAGTCGTAACGGTAACGAACGCAGTTAACTTTGAGGGCGGCGTAGATAGAGAAACGGACGATGCATTTCGTGATCGCTACTACGAACGAGCGCGGCGGCCAGTTACGTCAGGCAACGCAAATCACTATCGGCAATGGGCGAGAGAGGTACCCGGCGTGACGGATGCACGTGTTTATCCGGTCTGGAAAGGGGCAGGTACGGTAAAGGTCGTACTACTCGGTGATGATAAGACCTCGCCCGATTCCGCAGTCATAGCCGCAGCCCAAGCGTACATAGATCCGACACAGGACGGACGCGGCGAAGGTCAGGCACCGCTCGGCGCGGTGGCTACGGTTGTGGGAGCGGAAGAGGTTCCAATTAATATCGTAGCTGACGTGGACTTGGCGCCGGGTGCTACGTTGGACGAAGTAAAAGCGCTAGTCGAGGCGGGAGCGCGTAAGTACCTCGAAACGTTAGCCTTCGCGGACCCGATCGTTCGTATAAATCAGATCGGTAACGTGATTATCGATATTCCGCCAGTCAGGGATTACGCGTCACTTACTATAAATGGAACGACCGGCAACATCATCGTCGCAGACGGACAGGTGGCAGTGATTGGGACGGTGACAATTACGTGACGAAAACAGTAGCGGAAACTCAACAGTTTATGCGCGACTCCCTTCCGCGTTATTACGATGAGTCTCGTATCGCCGGAAACATAATCGACCAGGAAGCGGAGGAGTTAACGCGATTAAGCGCGTCCGCTTACGACGTGCTTGATCAGTTTTACATCGGGTCAGCTACGTGGGGGCTTACGCGATGGGAAAAGATATTCGGAATCACGACGGACCCGACGAAAACGTACGAGCAACGGCGAGAAGTCTTGCGCGGTAAGCTGCGCGGCGTCGGACGAGTAACCGCGGAGCTTATCGAAAACGTTGCGTCTGCTTATGCAAACGGGGAGGTTGACGTGACGCCAAATATAGCGACCTACACGCTTACGATTACGTTCGTAGGCGTTTTTGGCGTGCCTGCGCAAATCGACATATTAAAAGAAACATTGCGCGAGATTACACCGGCGCACCTCTCAATCGACTACGTGTTCCGCTTCTTTACGTATGCGGAGCTACTCGATACTGGAAAAACGTACGGTGAGATCGCGGCAACGGGGAAGACGTACGATGACATATACAACCGGAGGTTTTAGACAATGGCAAATACGGATAAACTCAGTCTTCCGTTGATTGAACCGAATATGACTGCGGACGTACCGCGCGACATGAACGCGCTGGCCGAGGCGGTAGACGCGAAGGTGGGCGTAGCGGGCGGGCTTGCGGTGCTCGGCGCGGACGGAAAGGTGCCCGCGGATCAGCTAAACGTAAAGGACCCGGCTGACGCAACCACTACGGTTAAGGGCATCGTTCGACTGAGTGCGGATTACAAGTCACAATCTTCTACGACTGTGCCGAATAGCAAGGCTCTTTTTGACCTTTACAACATAGTGCCAGTAGATAGGGGTAAAGTGTTTCAGAACAACTTTAACTTTGCTCTAGGTGTTGGTGATTGGCGGGTTGATGTGGCTTCATTCAACCCTACTACAGATAATAGTCCACCGGGAGCTTATTCTAAGGGCGTGCTATTCGTAAGGTCTGTCAACGTGACAGAGGGAATGACGCTCGTTCAGAAATATGTTGATGACACTGGTGGAATTTATAACCGGGTTCGAACAGTCGCAGGAACATGGCTGTCTTGGGACGGATTAGCCAGCAAGAATTACGCTCAGAGAAATTTACGATTAGAAAGAGCCGTCGAGCTTGGCGCAGATGTTACCGGGGCTGGCCCGGCGTTCTTCGATTTCCACACGAGCGGAAATGCAATTGATTACGACTCGCGAATTATTGCCGAAGGCGGCACAACTGCCACTGGTAACGGTAAACTAACCTTGCAAGCTGCAACTACGGTCCTGACAGGGGGAAAGGTTGAGACATCCGGTCAAATGTGGGTTGCTAAAAATTCGACTTATGGCAGCACTTCCGACCTCACCGTACCAATAGGAGATTCAGACACTGGGTTTAAATGGATAGGTGACGGCTACGTTGAATTTTATTCTAATGCTTCAGTCCCAGTCGCGCTGAAGGATGGGCAATTTATTTTTAAAAACGCGGCTGGAGGCTATGAAGTCTTGAGCACGGCAATATCAGATTTAAAGCAATCCTCCGTTGATAAATTTACTAAGATCGCGAACGCTATCAACGGAAAAGGCGGCAACGCCAACGCTAGCATGACTGGCGATCAGTTCGCGGCGGCAATATCGAATCTTCCTGTAAAAAGATTCGCATCCGGCACATTCAACGGTCAGACGGCGACAGCCCCGAATACATCTTCGGGCGCAAGCATGAACGTAGGTGTCAATAACATGTCCTTCTCGCCAACAAGAGTATTCATCCGTCTGAGAATGAAAGATGAATACGGCAATCTGTATATTGAAGGTTATGCAGCCGCTGGCATACCGTCAGATGTCGATACATCATTATACGGTAGGTTTCAAAACCGCGTTAGTATATATAGCATCTCTCAATCGCCCGGTGGTTTTTCAGCAACAATAAATAGCACTGATGTACGCGATTATGCAGGATCAAAGTCTACAGCGGTGATTGAGGCTTTTCAATGGTTTGCGTACGAATAATCGGAAAGGATGGTCATCATGAAAATAGGTTCTAAGGTTTACTGGAGAAAATCAAGCGGTGAAGTAATCCTCATTACGCCAGAGATTGAGAGTGAGTACGCGAGAGAGACAACCAAAGAAGATGATATGGGCTTTTATCCGCAACTCAAGGGATTCGATCCGGCACAGGTGGATGTATTGCAGCTAACCTATAGACAGTATTACGAAGACTTCCAACGCGCAAAGTCCTATATCGTTAACCCGGACACTGGGAAGATGGAATTTATCTATATTGACGACAACGGTGGCGAGACTCCTACACCGCAAGTTCCGCTGACAGACCAGTTGAGCGAACTCAAAGCACGCCAGGCCAGTACGGAGGCCGCACTACTTACGTTCATGGACGCAACCACTCACGCATAAAGGAGCGATATTATGTACGCATTTTTGCTTAATATGTGGATGATACGGAAAGTGGACGAAGCCCGCCTCGCCGCGTATACGCCGAGATTTATAACGGAAGATGAACGTAAGGCCATCGTAGCAACTCCGCAAAAGGAGGCCGCCTAACGCATGGAACAAACGTTAATAAACGCAGCACTTAAGGACGGTATCTTCGCCGTCCTTTTTGTTGCGCTGTTTTTATATCAATTACGCGAATCCCGCCGCATTCAGGACGATGGTAAGGCGCGCGAATCCCGCATTCAAGACGAGGCAGCCGAGCGGGAACTCCGAATTAACTCGGAAGCACGTGAACGGGAGGATCGCCTACTCAAACTCGCGGAGGGTATCACGCAGCAATTCGAAACGCTCGCGGGCCAGTACGAGACATTACGTATTGACGTCAACGATATCAAGTCCGCAATTAAACGGGAGGGTTAACTTAAATATGGCGAACAAACTCACGTTAGAGCAAGTACGCACAAAGTCCGCGAATCGAATCGCGGGCCTATCGGACGTCCAACGTAAAGCGGCCGAGTTGCTTATCGACTTTGCCTACGCGTGCGGCGTGCCCATCGTAATTACGCAAGGGCTCCGCACCATCGACGAACAAAACGGACTTTACGCACAGGGTCGCACCAAGCCCGGCCAAATCGTAACGAATGCTCGCGGTGGTTACAGTTACCACAACTTCGGCGTTGCGATCGACTTTGCGTTACTGTTACCAGACGGGAAAAACGTTTCCTGGGATATGCGGCGCGACGGCGACGGAGACGGCATTGCGGATTGGGACGAGGTTGTTGCGGAAGCGAAACGGATCGGCTGGAATTGGGGCGGAGATTGGCGCAGCTTTAAGGATTATCCGCACTTCGAGATGACGTTCGGACTAGCAACCGCAGACTATCGCGCAGGCAAGCGTCCTAGTCAGACGCAGCTCAACGCGTCAATGGCGAAGATTGACACACTTAAATCGAGTAAAACGGAGGAGGATGATGACGAGATGACAACGGAGGAGAAAGACGCTTTTAGAGCGTTGCAGGATCGTGTAGTTGCGCTGGAATCTACGAATAAGCTCGCGAAGGTGCCGGCGTGGGCGGAGCAAGCGTGTGTTAATGCGAAGGCGGCGGGGGTCTTAGATACCGCGAATGACGGCTCTTACGATTTCTACCGAATGATTACCGTACTCGACCGTGCCGGCGTATTTGGTGCGAAGGGAGGTGCGGCGTAATATGAAACAACGTTTAACTAATCCGTTATTTATTGCAGCAGTCGTCGGCCTTGCGTATCAAGTTCTCGAAAAGTACGGAGTCGCACCGGATTTCGGAACGTGGCAAATCGGCGTTGATATGGTTTTGTACGCGTTAATCGGGACTGGCGTGTACTCGACGTTTAAAGCGGAGAAGAAGGCGGAAGAGACAACGAGGTAAGATAAACGGACTCATTTGCGCGGGAGATTGCGTAGGTGGGTCCGTTTTTTCGTGTATTCGTAGTGACAGCGCCCTGGTCCGATGGTATTATGTGGATATATGATAGAGCGGAGGGGAAGATGTGAAGGACAAGATATACGGCGTGGTTGGCGCGCTTATCGCGCTAGTCGTAATACTTGCGGTTAGTGGAAAGCTGACGCCTGATAATCCGGAGCCGTTGCCCGCAAGTACCAATACAGGTAGTTCCGTAGTTTTGGCAGATGCACCAAAGGCTACGGAGCCTGAAGATAAGAGTGAAAGCGTGACACCAAAACCTAAAGGTCCTGTGATCGGGGATAAAGTAAAACTTGGAACTTACGAGTTTACTGCAACAGGAATCTCTGAAAAAGGCTCCGTAGGAGATATAACGACAGAAGGTAAGTTTGTAGTTGTCTCTGTAAAGGTTCGTAATGTAGGAAATAAACCTGTTAACATAGATAGCAACTATTTCACTCTATACGATTCTAACGGTCGTAAATATGACACAAGCAGTGATGCTAATGCATACTTAAAGGAACAGTTTGCATTCGATAGCTTAAACCCCGGACTTAGTCGAAAAGCACAAGTTGCATTTGAAGTCCCTATTGATGCAGTAGGTTTCAGTTTAGATGCCAGAGATAACATGTTTGATACACAATACGCGGATAAAGTAACCATAAATCTAAGTAAGTGATTAAATAAACTAAGCGCTTGTCTCTTCGGAGGCAGGCGCTTTTTCTTCGTTTTTACGGACGTAACGTAGATCGTGCGGCCTCTTCTTTCCGAATATCCAATCCGAGATACTTCCGCATCAAAAGCCCAGCTTCCGCGGCTATGAACGAGTTGAGCATCATAAAACGACCGTGATAGCCACGACATTGATACAGCGCGACTACCTGCGTAGAGTCTCGCGTTTCCTCGTATACTTTAACGCCGCGTTTGCGCATAGATGCGCGTATGTCCTTTAGTTCCGCGCTTACTGCGTTCATCGCCTGTTCGACGACCTCTACGTAGGGGCCAGGCGTGCGTAATCCGGCGGACTCCGAGAGTATGCGTTTGTCGCGTTCAAATGCGGTAAGTACCATCGGTAATAATAAGTATGTACGGACGAGTGCGTGGTCCTCTGCGGTTATCTGCGTAGTCATGTTGCGAGCCTCCGTGTTAAGAACGTGTGTTCTTATTATAACCGGATAGCTACCGTTTTAGTCCATAGGAAAAACCTACCAGCAATATTTCCGCCGGTAGGCGCAAGTGTTAACGGAACTTCAATTTGCCGCGTTTTTTCTCGTTTCCTGCGTCGAGCAAGCTTGCGACAGGGCTCGCTTTATCGTGTTGATCGTGTAGATCTTTACTAGCGTACTTTAGATATATTTGCGTCACGTTCAATGACGTGTGACCAAGTATCCGAGACAGAGCGACCAGGTCGCCTCCTTCACGCAGGAACTTAATAGCGAAATAATGACGAAATGTGTGTGGTGATACGCGAGGGCCGTCAACTCCGGCTCGCTTGGCATATAGCTTAAGCATCTTGGCGAAGGAGCCTCCGAAATAACGCTCCCCAAATTGCGTTAGCCACAGATAATCGTCCTGCTCTACATTTATAAAGGAAACTAAATTTTCAAGTTCCTTGGTTGTCTTTTGTGAAATGGGCGCAACGCGAGTTGTTTTTGTCTTTGAGAACTCTGCGCGAACGGTTATCTGGCGTAATTTAAAATCGACGTCCGAAACTTTTAGGCTTGTCAATTCACTTACCCGAAAGCCGCAATCGCAGAGCACAAGCATCAAGCAGTAATCACGAAGACCTGTATAAACACGCCGATTGGGCGCGCCTAGGAGCTTGATGACATCTGTGTCGACGAATGTCTCAAACGTTTCCTTTTCCTCGGTCTGATAGTCAACAGCGTTCATCGGAGACTCTTTGATAATACGCTCGCGAACTAGGTAATTAAAAAATACCCGCATGTTCCGAATTATATTATTGACGGTACGAGGTGATAGACCTATCTCACCGTTAGGGCTTGTCGGATGGTCGTCCCAACGTACCTTTTCGAAAGACAGATACGCTATATACTCGCGTAATAAGTCCGTCGTTATATCGGGCTTTCCGTGCTCATCGTGCCATTTACGAAATTGATCGAGGCTTTGTGCGTAGGTGAGTATTGTCTTGGGTGAACGTTTAGCTATGCGCTTAGTTTCGAGATATTCCGCTATATGTTTCTCTAGCGGAATACTAACGGAAGGAGTGCGTTTTGTTATAAATGAAAATTTCGGTGTTTTCGCGGTCAT